ATGTAGACGGGGGGTATGTTTTTAGAGACCCCCTCCCCTATCTAAAACAGCAAACAGACCAGGTGGTTGCTGCCTTTCCTGATCTGTTCACCGAAATAGAGGAAACACAAAATGTTATTGCTTGTAAACTTTAATGTAACGCTTAAAAGGATCAAGACGAATAATGTCATCTATTCCTTTTTCATAAGCTTCGTCGTCATCTTCTTGAAACAAACCTTCGGATTGGGGCACGATTCTTGCCAACCACTCCATGGTATGGTATCCATGTGACTCATCGAACTGATACCAAGCATCAAAGTCTTTAAAGAAATCGAATGGATTGTCTTTTGTTGTTATGCCACACTGTGCCAAAGCTTTATCTCCTTTCCAATGAACGAATTCATTTGTTTATTCTTTATTCAATTGTAATGGTACTAATTACATGTTATTAATGTACTTAGTTAGTGTAGTTGGTGAGATACCAAGCATTTCAGCTACTTCTGCTTGAGTATTTCCAGCTTTAATTAAACGTTTAGCACGTGCTAACTGATTCTTATTAATAGCTCGTTCTTTCTTAGGTGTTGCATACTGCCTAATCTGTTCAGGCTTTGCTTTTTCCATTAATTGAACAAGCATAGAATTAGAAACAGCGCCTTTTTGTATAGCGTCCCATTCCCTAGGGGTTATTTCTATAACAACCTTCTTTTCAGGAGCTACTAGCTTCCTAGCATCGTTAAGTGCTTTAGTTTCTATCTTCTTAGTTTGATCTTTGGTAAGTACTTCCCCATTCTCTTTAGCTGCTTGCTTCTTAGCCTTAACTGTTTGTTCAGCTATACGATTAGCTTGTCTTTCTCTTGCAGCATTTAATTGAGCAGCATTTAACTTTGCTTTGAGACTCTTAACTTCAACATCGTATTCTTTTGCTGCAACGGGGTCTCTTACAAGATTAGGGGTAGCCCTGGATTCAGCACGGGCCTTTAAAGCAAGTGCCTTGAGGCGGTTAGCATGATCAGCATAGACGTGCTCGATGACTGCATTGTTTCCACTAATGAGTTCATTGGCATCTTTTGTTGTGCTCATCTTGCTAACTTCTTGAGTCATGTACTCTTCATGGTACTTAACACCATTGTCTCTTTTAGGTACGGTATACTTTGGTTTGGCATTGGGGTCTTTAGCAAGCTCTCGTAAGTACTCTTTCCTATCCTTATCGTATTGCTTACGGTCCTCATAGTACTGTTGCTTCTGCTCTGCTGTCATGTACTTCACATCGGATGTAGTCTTTTTATGACCGTCCTTATCTGTGTATGAGAATGTGGGTTTAAGGTACTTTTCCTCAGTGTCTCTATAGATGTGCTCTCCTTCTTTCCATCTCTTAAGTTCAGAAGGCGTCATCTTACTAGTGTCTTGTATCTCTTTTCTACGATGTATGTTGTTGGGACTAGTAGATTGAGAAATTATAGTGGAAGCACCTTTATTCTTACCACCTTGGTACTTCTCTTTTAGTTCTGCTATTCTATTGTCCTCATAAGAACCTCTCCAATTGAGGTTATGCTTCTCAGCGTCAATAACGCACATACTATGTTTAATAGCACGTACAACTTCCTCTTCAGGTGCTCCCGCAACAGTCATATCTGTGATAAGATTACTAATCTTACCCATCTCAAGACCTTTCTTAAATCCATCACCTTCGCCTACACGTTTCATTCCTTTGTATGCAGGATAGGATTCACTTGGGTCGTAGCCTTTAAGCTTTTCAAATGGGTCACGAGACCTAAGTTTCTGGCCACGAACAGGAATTACCATAACAGTATCTCCATCAAAGTCAGCACCTGACATTTGTGCAGCTGTTTCACTATTGACACCAACAGCATGAGCTGCATTCTCAAAGTAAGTCTTTGCCTCTTTGTTTCTATTGTTTACTTTAAGTCTTGGTATCTGCGAAATGGATTCATGCGGGAACCTAACCAGGATTACTTCTTCACCTTGCTTAAAGTTAGGTGCATAAATCTCACCTTTCTTTAATGAAGTACACGGTAGTAATACATGTGTAGATTGACCTGGAAATGGTGCCGCTTTTAAATGTGTAGCATCTGAATCACACTCATCTGCAAAATCAGCAAGCAATTTCTTCTTGACAGTAGGATTTTCAAGAGCCATAAGCTTTTCGAACTCATTCTCTTTTAAATCATATGCAATGCCTAGCTGCTGTTTTGCAGTTTTAGGGTCTTGCTTAGAAAGAAACTGAGAAGGTAAGTTTCTACTCCATTTCTCCCAGTCTTCATCCGTATTAACCTTGTTAATGCATGATTGTACTTCTTTACCATTCTCTTCATAATGCTCATTTTCTTTTGTATTAGCACCAAATGGCAAATCAGGGTCTTTGAAACTACCATCTTCATTCTTCTTAAATTTCTTAAGAACGGTATGGTCAGGGTCATCTCCAAGAGCTGGAACATCTCTATGTTTATTAGTATTGAAACGAATATCTACGCCTTCTGGAAGATTGTTGTTGTATACAGCCATACCTTTTAGATAGTGCGTTCCATCAACAGCGATTCTTACCTGAGCATATTGGTCAGCTCCCAATGAAATATCTGGAACATTAGGACGCAGCTCAATTACACCATCTTTTGCTGTACCGCCATCTTCAGCATATATAATTTCTATTCTTTTAGAATCAACACTTCTTGGAGGTTCTTTCTTTAATATCTTTTTACCGTCGTTCGAATAGAACTCTGTTAACGGCTTAATGTCACCAAGATGCTCATTAATTTCTCTAAATGAGACATCATCTTTAGTAAGAACTGGTGTCCATGTGAATTGTCCACCTCGTCCAACTTGCTTGGCTTTAAGCATGCTGACTTTGTAGCCCTCAAACGAGAGCATTTCGACAGCCGCATCAAGTTTTTCTTTAGAAACATTAAGTTGAAGCTCTGTTGACTTACCAATGTCAAGATATTTCTTATTATCTACAGCCTCAACTAATGTGTTAGCTACTGCTCTAGTAGAATTCATTCTTTCTAATCGTCCAGGCTCAAGCCAACTACGTATAGTTGACTCATTTGTGCCCATTTTGTCAGCAATAGCCTGTAAAGACATTTGCCTTTCATTTCTTAATCTGATAGCAGTACTAACATTCTCAGCATTCTGCTGCTCTTTTCCTATCGTTACCCACTGACGAAGCTTTGTGGTATTAAACTTATCATTTCCACGATAATCTTTCTCGCCATTGAATAACTCTTTATTAATGTCTTCTGCTATCTCTTTATCAGACATACCATATGTCTTTAAAGTTCTATATCTATTATAGAAGCCCTTCTTATCAACTGGAACTACACCTTTCTTAAACCAAGGTTCATGTTGATAAGGTATTTCACCACTTCCCCACTCATATCGTCCAGACTTTCTCTTAACACCTTCATGTTCAAGTATTGTTTCTGGGTCAACATGATTAACTCCTAATACTTCATCGTCAACAAAATATAATGTGTCATCTGACTGACCAGCATTAAATATTCCGTTTTCCATAACGTCATTCCTCCTCCGACTTAATTTGGCCGAGTATCTTGTCGAATGTTTCTATTTTGTCCATAATTGGTAAGATTTCATCGGCCTCCGGATTCTCTATAAGTACTTCGTTGTTCTTATAGAGCCTTAGCTCAATGTCTATGGAGCCTGGTGCATAATCATACTCCAAACAAAAAATAGCAGCATAAACATATAGTTGTTTAATGTCACCAGAGTTTCCGGTCTTTAAATCAAAGATTCGGAGTTGATTTTTTTTAAAACTAATGGCATCAGCAGTACCAAAACAATTCTCACTATAATATAATGGTTGTTCTGGTCTCATGTTAAATCCAATACAGTCATTAACATACTGATTGAATGTCTTCTTGGATTTAGGAAGCTTAATGCCTGTGCTAATTAGTGTAGCCGCAAGCTCATGTAATAATGTTCCACGTTGTGCAGCTTTCCACGTATTATATCTCTCAACAACTTTCTCATTATCATAATTAATCCAATGATATTGAGATGGTGAAAGAAACGCGTGTTTGTCTTTAATGTTGAAATGCTTGTTCCATAGCATCCAGTATATCCTCCTTGTTTTCAGGATAGACAAAACTCGCGAACGACATCTCATTCATTTTGGAAATATAATGTTCTTGGTTTGGTTGACGATGTGCATCTTTGTCAACTTTACATTCCAAGCATGCCCAATGATTTTTATATAGAATTGTTAAATCAGGAATACCCTGAATATACCTTGAATCATTCTTCATAACAAACGCTCCGGGAAAGCGTTGCTTTATTTCATATATAAGGCTGTGTTGAAAATCGCTTTCTCTCATATCTATCTCCTAAATGAAAAATATAAGGAAAAGTAATAAAATTAGCTAATTCGCCGTTTTTATTTCTCTCTCCTCCTATTATAGGCAATGTTTTTATTGCGCAGGTTTCGTTGCGAATTTTGTCTCATTAAAATTCTTTTTCTTTTCTAAACATCTTCTTATAGCCAAATCTATTGGAGCATGACTATAGATGTAATAGTAATATAAGTTTGTAAACGGCGTATTTAATCTATCTATTCTTCCAGCGGCTTGAATCGTTGCTTTGTATGAATAGCTCAAACTATAAAATACTATTGTATCTGTTACTATACAGTTCCACCCTTCTGCTCCTGCAGTGTACTGTACCAAATATAACCAAACTTTACCTGTTGGCAATGACTCATGCTTATGTCCATTCCATTCCGCATAAGGATACTTGTTATCTTCAGCAAATGTACGTAGTATCTGTAACTCATAATCAAAATTATAGAATATAATTAATTTAGTTCTTTTTTCTAATATTGTTTTGAGTTGCTCAAGTCTACTTTCATCACTATTAACAATCTTACGAAGTGTGTAACAAAGTTCAGAAATATTTTCTATTGGTTTGTCTTCAAAAATATTCCATCGGTCTTTCCAAACTTGTTTATACTTATGCCTATCGTATTCTGCTAAAATATAATTAGTATGAGGAATTGTATCTCTTTTATACTTCATATACACTGTAATTGAATCTCTATATTTTATAAGCAGTCGTTCATAAGCCCAGCCTTCCAGTTTAGGAAAGCTTGTAACATATCTACTGTATATAGCATGTTGTCTCATAAAGTCTGTCTTATTTTTATAGAAGCCATTAGCTATAAAGACTGGAATATAATCGGACCAATCATCGCCAGGAGTGGCGGTTAATAAAATCCATTGATTCTTTTTACTAAGTTTAATAAATGTCTTGGACCAAGCGCCATAGCCAACTACTCTCTGTTCATCAAAGATGAAAAAAGCTCCTGAAACATCTACATACTTTTGTATGTTGTTCCAAGAGTCAACATAAACATTAACACCAAGGATACATTTATCTGTGCTTAATAAAAAAGGAATCATTTCTGACTCCCATTCCATTGAATCTCTCTTCTTTGCGGTTGTTATTATATAGAGATCGACCTTTTTAGTAATTGAAACATTATCATCAATTTTGCCTTTACATACTTTAGTAATATAATAAGCTAGGGCGGTGCGAGACTTCCCAGTCCCAACACCACCACAGAGAATATTACCATTTTGTAATTGGTTAACGGCTTTACGCTGATGTTCTCCTAGCTGAACCATATGCTATTCCTCTTCATCATAGTCGTCCATTTCATAATGAGAAAGTGGATTCTGTTCTATATGGAAATAACCTTTATCCATATAGCATGCTCCCTTAGAAGAGAGTGACAAAGAGCACTCTATCTTAGTTATCAAATCATTCTGAAGGTCTCCAAGTGTTTCCTCATCAAGCTTCACTCTATTTCTAGTTCCATCAAGATACTTATAAATCTTAGGAGGATAGTTATCGTATCTCATCTTAATGTTAATCTCGTCTATCTCATAATCTTTGTCTCTATTAACATAGTGCTTAACATTGAAACCTGCTTCAGCAAGTTCCTCTGCTTTTTCTGGTGTAATAGCCAAAACAAACGAAGGGATACCCTTCTTTCCGCCAAAATCTGGGAACTGCATCCAAGGTAGTCCGCTTTCTCTCTTTAATACATCTTTGTCTTCTACATAATATAAACGTGCCATAATATTTTTTCTCCTTTACTTTTTATTGAACAAATTCTTCGAAGTTTCCGTACTCTTCTATTGATGCCTTAGCCGCATCTACAAAGCTAGCATAATAGGAAATATCAACGTAGTCTTCGTGTCCGCTTTCCTTTAGTAGTCTTGACTCAAGCCAACGGTAACCTTTTGTACCAGTTGCAGCTGAGTATTTTCCATCCTTCTCGCGAAGGAGTATTCCGCCACCAACTCCTGGAATGACTGGCGTAAATTGACCAACCTTTCCAACAAAGTGGTAGTTGTGTTCATTTTCTGGTAACTGTTCATTGAAGTCCAAATATAATGAACTCGTTACAGATTTTGTTTCACACATGTCCTCAAATATAATTGGCTCCTTTGCAAACAAAGTCTTGAAGACATATGGTACTTGGAACTGCGTGCCAGTAGCAGTCCATTCGGTTTCAATCTTCTGTCCTGTTGGAAGCTTAAACGTATGCTTACCATCAGCATACTTAGCAATATAAACCGCATCATTAACCAAACAGAACTTTTTGTATGTTGCCTCATGCTCAAATGTGTAGCCATACTGTTTAGCAAAGTCCATACAGAACTTAATTATTTTATCATCGGCATTAGGAATCTTTATTGAGTCTGTCTTAATATGAGCTACAGTATAGCCCATCTCCTGAACCTTATGCTTCAGAGTTATCATGAACAAGGCTCCTCTCTTTGCCACAATATTATCAATGTTCCTTTCATCCTTAAATGGATTCGGGAACGTTGCTGTAGTAAATCCATAAACCGAATTTATAACAATCTTTAGAGCCTGTGCAAGCTGTGCTGCCTGGTCTTCATCTGTTAAGAATTCAGCCAATGCCCCACCTAACATCTTCTTTGCCTTGTCATAATCTTTATGCTTAATTGCAATTCTAGCATCAAGAATATCTTTGAATCTTGGTGTATATTCGCCAAATAAATTCAATTCAACAATACTATGCGGATGTAGGCTAGCAATATCAAGCAATGCCATGTCCTCATAAATACCAGGTTCAGAATATACGTAACCACCTTCACTTGGGTCTTCTCCCATATACGAAGATGTATGTGTAACTGGGTCAAATGTATATCCTGGAAATATTGTGCTAAGGTCTGTGTATACTAATTCCGGGTTCTTGTCATCACCAAATATAATCTTAGTGGTGTGTTGTCTAGTAGTGTGATTTACAGTCAGTCCACTAAGTTTAGCTAATATTTCTCTAGCTACAAAATCTTGATGCCTAGCTTCTGCGACTTTCTCAGTAGCGATAACATCGTTAGCACAATATGTTGCAACTTCTTCCCAATGTTCTTCTGGAAGGTCTTCGTCCCAAGGATACTGATTTTCAAGGTGATAAATTCCTAATTCTATCTCCCATTTCTTGAGACTTTGCTTTTTAGAACTGTATTCGTACACATCGGCATAAGATGCGTTTCGTGCTTCGTTTAGCTGTACACCTTGAACACCATTTATGATAGACCTAGACATAGAATATAATTGCCTATTTGTATATCCACCAAAGGCCCAAGCGTACATGATATGGTTGTCGTAATTACGATTGTTAAATCCAACTAAACGATAATCAAATAACTTCCTAACCACTTCTGGGTCAGGATTAATTAATTTTACTACTTCTCCTTTGCCTTTAAGTTTATAACATATTATTAATACATTAGGAAACACTTCAACGTCTACAAAAACTATAGGGGCTTCTTCATCATAGTTTCCCTTATCATCATTCTCTTCTGATGACTTAAATTTCATTCTAGCTACTTTTTTAATACAGAATTGAGATTGATGCGTACTGCACATAGCGAAGTCTCTTACAGCAGAATATAAATCGGACACATCATACATAACTCCATTTTCATAAGCTTCTTTTAACACCTTTTCAATAAGACATATCATAGGTGCCGTTGCGTGAGGTTCATATTCTTTTCGAAGAGCTCGTAATATAATTTTACGTATCTCTCTTTCATTCTTCACGACCTCTTTGTTTACCATTTTCTTGTAGTCTCCTCCTTCCTTTAATGGCAAACCTGAGGAAATATGAGTTATTGGCAAATTGTTGCACTCGCTCAGCCTCCTTCTTAGTGCAGATTTGCCTTTAAATACTTTGACTTCAACATTGGGTGCATAAATAGCACTTAACTGATTAATGTCTCCATCATAAAAATAATGCAGATGCAAACCGTTACCGCTTTGGCTTGTCTCCGCATAAGTTGGCGGGAACGACGATGCTGCTTTAAGGTTCTCCTTAAGCGATTTCTCTCCATCTTTCCCACGAATATCAAAGTCCACCACAACCAAATTCTCTGGTGGACGTACATAATGTAGCATTTTTGTCTTAATATCTTTTAAGACCGTTTTAACTCTATCCCAGCTATTTAATGGCGTACCATTTTCGCTAGCATATTGGGCTGGTGAATATTCCAGTATTCTATCTAATATGGATTCTTCCATTTTATCAAGTTTAAGCCAGTTAGGAATATCATTATCATTAACTATTACCTTTTTAGATAATAGTCTATCTTGAATAAAACCTGTATATACATTTCTTTTATAGTTTCCGTCTATCATCTTACGACTATGGAATTCCCTAAAAAAGTCTTGAAGTTCATTCTTAAATCGAACTCTGTCATACGAATATTTAATATCCGCTAACTCAACATACTTTTTATAACGACCCCAAGCAAAATCCAAAGTAACATCATCCATGTCAACAAAATCAGAATATACATAATCTATGAAGTCATAGAATTTATATGTTCTGCTAATTTGTCTTTCTGGTCTATACTTATCATAAATATGTTTATTAGCTGTATATACATTCAAACAATGTTGTGCTATACCTCCAAGTTCAAACTTGATTTGATCAATTAACTGAAAGTATCTACTTTCTTCAACTTTTTTGCCAGTAGGCTCGACATCAATAATTCTTCTGGTTAGTCCGGACTTAGCGTCTGTTATCTCAACATTACTATTTGAAGCCATTATTAAAAACGTATCGAACGACATTGTATATGGTGCTCTATATTTTTCATTAATTACGACTCTCTCATGAGATATCAAACTATTTAACCTTGAATTATCAATAATTCTAGAAAGGTTTCCATCATGCTCTATAGCTAACAAAGGATTATCTTTGAACTGGCCAAGTCCAAAGTCACCGCCGTTTGTTAAAAGCTTAGAATCAAATGAAATATAATAACCTTCAAATAACATCTGGATAATATTAAGCATTGTACTTTTGCCAGCTCCAGCATCTCCAGTTATTACAAGGAATTTTTGTATCTTTTTACTATCTCCTGACAGTATAGCTCCAATACACCATTCTATTTTCTGAAGTTCTTCGTCAGCATATAATGTGTGCACTAATTCATCATATGCTGGTGTTGTTTTATCCTCCAAATGATAAGATACTCTATTTGTTGTATAATCTTCTCTAGTAACCTCATCGTTATCAAATATAATCTTATGATTTAAAGGCTTATAATTATCTGGCATATCTTTATTAACATATTGGTGCCATTGCTGTATGAGTTTATTCGATGAATCTGATAAATATAATGGATTAACCATTTCTCCGCTTTGAGATATTTTATAGGATTCTTTTGCCACTTCCGCATCAATGAGCTCTATAATATCATACTCATCAGTTAACCATCGGTTATGTTCTTCATCCCATACTGCATACAAAGATTTTCCTTTAATCATTAAGTCTTTGCTTTTACACACTTTAAATGTGGGGTAGACTTCTACTGTATTTTTTGTATGTCGTGTCTTAATTTTCACGAAGTCTAAACTCATAGTATTATTCCCCTTTTTTCGCTAAAAATATAAGAAAAAGGTCTATGACCACTTGACCACTTGACCACTATAAAAAAAAGTTTTATAGAAAAAAGCATAATATATAAAAAAGGTTGAGCGATTTTTCTGGTCAAAGTGGTCATTTTTACCATTTTGATGCCATTTTGATGCTTTTTGTTCACAATTTGGACACATTTTACCACTCGTTTTCACCTTCGTCATACCACATTTCAGTAAGAACCCAGTTCATTTTCTTCCAAACTTCCATTTTGTCCCAATCTTTTGGGGGATTTTTAGCAACAAAAAGGTCATAATCCAACACCGAATTCTCTATTCCGCGTTGAGTTGAGACACGATTTAGCTTCAAATTGTTCCACATTATGTTAAAATAGAACCCTGCATCTCTGTCATTTTCGTCATCGGTCATCAATTCTTCGGCCCTTTCAGCCAATGCAACCATCATTTCTAGCTGGCTGCAAGGTGAAATATCAAGGGTATTGAAGCCTTTCTGAGTCTCATAACGACGTCTTAGAGCCATCCCATCGATAGCTCTATTTTCGTCATTACCAAACTCGGGCTCGTATTCTATGCTTAGAAGAATATCCATTTTGTCATATTTACCTCTGTCTACTCCAACCTGGTCACAGAGCCAGTAAATATAATTTCTTCTTTTAGCTTTATTATCTAATAACATATTACTTAACTCCCCCTTCCACTTCTACGTGTTCAGGTTCTCTAAATTTCTCATGTGTAACTAGTACCTCATAATCTACACAGTTCTTCTCGTTTCTTACGAACAGCGCATCTTTCTCTTCCTCTCCCACATGCTCGAGATTGTCTCTACCAATATAATAGTCAACGTTCAATAGCTCCATTTCATCATTAACTAATATATCATCGTTATCATAATATGTGAGAGTGTTCTTTTCGAAATCTGCTACATGCTCATTAGCGAACTCATCATATGTAATAATATAAGGCTTGTCAGAAGCTTCTATAGGCCCTTCAATGTCTTCTGGCTCATATACTGTACCACTATACCTATCCAGGTGCATCCGCTCCATATAAGCTCTCTGCTCAGCATCTGAAAGCTTATTTTTGCCTTCTTCTGATACTTCTTTGGCCGCCTTTCCATTATCACGACACCAATCTTTATAGGCCTTATCAGCAATATCATCTATTTCCTGATTTAGCCTATCTATTTCCTTTTTGTACATTGCACGAGCGACAAGGTAGCCAGCGAGTCCACCAGCTACCATGCCACCTGCAAATATAATGTAACTATTCACAGGCATATCCTCCTTCCTGCCATTTCCAAATATCCAACAGGTCTACTCAAGCTCCAACAATATCGGTTATGCGACCATAGCAGTTGAAGTCAAGAATCAGTCTATTTGCAAATCTGTTTTCGCTTCCTATATGCTTAAGAGCGACTTTAATACGAGGAATATCATCTCCATATCCTTCTACCCATCCACACTGATGAGAAGCGATTACCTGTTTGTCGTCCAAATTATCAATGCATTTAAGTTCCTGGTAAACGTCATACAGACTAACCCATTTACGTTTAGCCATTTCTTTCTGCATCCAGCCATTAATCTGATCAACGATAATCATATCAGTATTAATATCGCCAGTAAGAGCTCCACAACGGTCACTAAGAACTGCATACTGAGAAGCGATTAATGACACGTCTCTAATGCAGTCAAATTTCTTAACTTTCTTAGAACGAATCTCGCCAGTATCAGGGTCTACAAGCTCTACATCAGCATCCTTAAGAGTCTCAACACCGTACATATACTTCTCGTCAAGTTCTTCCCCGCCATCTCTTCTTACATTCTCTCTATACTTTCTGAAACTTTCTTCAGTTGTATAAATATAAGCTGTAGCTGCTGCTAAATCATTCTTAAGTCCAAGTACCTCGTCTTGGAGTTTGAGAATCTGATGCATCTGAATCTTGTATCCACCGCCAATCATAAGAGTACCAAGAGCTACTACTGCTGTTGGACCTGCATAATTAATAACAAAGTCTTTTACAACATTACCATAAGCCCAAATCATATCATGCTTATATGCTTTCTCGTCATAAGGGACAACCTCTCCAGTCTCTGCTTTGAAGCTTCCCTCTTCTTTCATGTCTTTAATATTGTCGACAGTCTCCTTAAAATTATCAAGGATTGGCTCGGCTTTAACAGTCTGTACACATGCCCAAACTGTTCCACCTACTATAGTTACAACTCCTCCAATAAGAAGAGCCTTTGGAGTCTTAGGTGACTCAACCACTATTTTTGCTACGTCTTTAACCTTAGTTAATAAGTTCATTATTGTTTATCTCCTTTACTTTTTATTATCTATTTTCATCAATGTACTCAAGGTATTCTGCCTCTGTCGCAAAAAGCATATAGCCGCGATACCAGTCAACCCAGCCATAATAGCCAGACTCAACCAAATATCCATACGGCTTCTTTTTTCTGGATGTAGACCCCATTTTCTGCCCCATGCTCTCATCCTCCTATATTTCATCGAAGTTATCATCGAAATCATCTCCAAATATAATTTTGTCACGTTGCTTTTCTTTGACAACTTTCATTGCTATAAGACCACCTATTACAAGTCCCTCAAGAATAGCTGTCTTCTTCCAGAACTTTGCAGTCTTAAGTGCATCTTCTAAATATATCTTTGACACCTCAAGAAGTGCCTGCTGATGACCTATTGCCATCATTAAATCACTAGTTGTCTTTTCTACGATTTTCTCTTCCATATTCGTTTTCTCCTTTTTCTTTATTATTAAATTCATACCCCATAACAAACCCACAAATATAACTTGTGAGAGTCACTATTACTACCAATACAATAAGTCCGATGCTACTCATAAGTAACCCTCCTTAATCTAGAGGTTCTGCTTTAGGGAACTTAATATAATATGCAACCCCTGCATCGTCTCTAGTTCTCAGAACTGGAATATTATCAAGGTCATACCAACCGTATTTTGCTTCAGTGAACTCATGGTCAATAGCCTCACCAGTTGCCTCTTCATACGCATCATAGAAGTCCGCTATAGATACACTGTCATGATGTCCATCTTCAAGTTCATCTCTTAATATCCTAAGGACTAACTCCGCCTGTGCACGATTATCAAACAGAACATCATCCATAACCTTTGACTTCTTTGCTGCATTTGTACGATTTAGTTTTTCAGAACTTTTCTTCTTTTTACTCAATCCCGAGTAATTAGTTCTACCTCTACTGCCACCTCCTGCATAATATCCAACCGTTTCACCTGTTAGCATGCCGTCAATGAAGTTATGAGCCATAGATGTAACGCCGTCCAAAATATAAGGTATGAGATACTCTGTAAATATACCCTGGGCAACCTCATGTATGTCACCCTTTATGAATGTGTCTTTGAACTTCTGACCAAGCCCCCTTTTCTTGGTCCTGAGTTCTGATGGCTTCTTCCCTTGCCTTTCTTCAGGAATATCAATAGGCACATCTCGCTTTCCATCAGTTATCTGAAAGTTACTGTTATTCTGATACTCCATTTGTCTCCTCCTTTATTTCTGCTGCTTTCTCAAGTCCTGCTTTGATGCCTTCACCTTTTGCCTTTACATAGTTACCAGCAGCTTCTCCAGCCATTGCTCCAAGTACTAAACTGCCAACACCCATTGTGACTTTTGTAGCAATTGACTTATTGCATGTAAGAGTCATTGTTGCTGCTACATTTGATACTAAACTACTTACACCCATCTCTGCTACTATACTTGCTACTGAAATAATTGTTCCTAACATTTTTGTTTCCTCCTATTTGAAAAAATATAATTAATGTTCTATATTCGAAAAGAAAAAAGAGAAGAGAGTGTAATACTCTCCTCCCCGAGTTAACAAGTCTCAGATTTCAGTGTCCAACGAAACATCTACTTCTGGACTTTCGTCAATTACTTCCCCAGCCACTTCACTTTCAGTTACATCCGTTTCTGGATTGTACTCCATGTCAAGTAATGGTGTCTCAGACTTCCCAAGCTCGGCATTACCTTCGTTTCCGTTTTTAACTGCTTTGTATATCTTCAAGCCTGCATAGCAAGCTGTTCCGATACCAATAGCAGCACCGATAACATACGGTTTAGCCGCCTTGGCTGCCTTCTTACAACCACGACCGACAGTCTTACAACCATCTACGAACTTTTCCTTAAATGTCTTGGTTGGTTCCAATTCATTTCCGATAGTTCCATCGTCTTCAGTTTCGATAATTCTTTCTTCTGTCTGTTCAACCTTCGTTTCCTCAGTTTCAAGATTAATTACCTTCTCTTCTTTTACAACGTTATTTTCCATATCATTTACCTCCTTTTAATTTTATTGTTTTGATAGGTTAACGTCCTATTGAAGAGCATGTATTTTTTGCGGTTATTTTTCGCTTTTTTACACTTGACATTTTCTGTTATGCCAAAGAATTACATTAAAACCGTGCTGCTTATTTGATTCTTTAGGTTCGTTACTTCTCTGACTTCTTATTTTATGCTTTTTTGCACTTGCCATTTGTCTTATTCCCCTTTCCATACTTAAAATATCCATACACTGCTATACCGATGCCTAAAAATAATGCACACTGAGCGCTTGTATCTAATGAGCTGATTGTCTTTGTTACTGTTTCGAGGCTTCTTACGCCAAAATATGTGTTAACGTTCATAATGTTTCTCCTTTCAAAATCCAAATATAAGGAGCCTATCCTCTAAGGTAAGCTCCCCTGGTATCCTAATATGTGCACTCGATGCTTCGAAAGTCGCCCTCTGTGCATAAGTGTTCGTTTATTATCATTATTGTCGGTGTTTCTCCAATTGCTGGAATATAATCTCCGCCTTCGAAGTCCAATGTCAATCCATCAGATTCATAATACTCTCTGTAGCCATAATAGTCGCCTAATTCGCCCATACGGTTCAATGAGAAATGCTGTAGCCTATAGTTCTCACTAAGCCAGTCAGAACCCTTAAGTTCCATATTGAACGTCCTAGCAAGCTCCCTAAGCTCTCCTTCACTTGACCTGAAGAGCTGACCAGACTGTTCATCTAAATATAATGTCTGACCTTGTCCAACCTGTTTGATACAATCCTTAGAAACTCTACCAGACTGTACATCTTCCTCAAGCTTCTTCTGGGCCATTTCTTTCTTAGCCTGTTTAAGTGCTTCAGGACTCTTTTCTTTAATCTTTTCCTCAAGTTTGTTATACTTATCAGAAATATAATCGGCACTTGCCACTGCTGCAGCTAATTTCTTAGTTGTATCAGCTATCTCCTCAGTTGCAAACTTCTGATTCGTACCAATTGCCACGCTAGTAGCCGCTCCACACAATACAGGACCTATCGCATGCTTAGCTGTTATAATGACTTTCTCCTTCTTATATGACTTTTCGTCTAAGCAGTTATCCTGGAAGTCCTTTTCGAGAATATCAATCTCTTCCTTCCACTTAATAGACTCCTTAGCAGTAACTGCCATAGTGATTACTACACCCGTTATACTGCCTACTGTTAAAATTGTTCTTCTGTTCTTTACGACCCAGTTGCCGGCCTTAATTATCCATTCTGCTTTCATGCTGTAGCCTCCATAAATTTAGAATATAATGTATGGTCTTTGTAGAATAATCTAACAAATCCCACAAGTTTTACTGGTCTTACGTCTTTCGTTATGCGCTTAACTCCGTAACCTTTCTTCTTATTACGGAATATCAACATGTCATAACCTTCTTCGATTGCTTTTTGCTGTGCGTATTCAATTGCTTGTTCAAGTTCGTTAAGCTTCATAGTTGCACCTCCTTAAATATAATTAATGTGAAAAAGAAAAGAAGAAGTACGTGTAGGAATCGAACCTACAGTCTCTTAATATCGCTATTAAGCGTGTTACCATTAACACTTACGTATCTTCTTCTATTATAGGCAATGTAAATTTTGCGATTTGCCTAATTCTATAACTTTTCTCTTACATCAGCCATAATCCTACTTATTTCATTTGATGACTTGGCATTCATAATTCTACGTTGGAAGTCCTGACGACACTCTTCAGATTCAGCACAGAGAAGCTGTAGCATAGCCATAATAGCATCTCCTTTCTCATTCTTTAGAGTGTCATCTTCGGAATATCCAACTACCTTTCTAGGTACTCCCATTAGAAAAACCTCCTTTTCTTCTTTCTGAGAGCCCTACGAGTTCTCTTTAGCATCTTTTCAAGTTCTTTTGCCGCTTCTTGGTTCATGCATATAACAGGATCAATCTCTGCGTCATTAAGGTGGACCTGCATAGCAACGCAATATCCACCATCAGACATATACTCATCATCTGGGTTCATTCTTAGTTCAGGATACTTATCGACACCAAATATAATGCCACTATTTTCCTTCAGTATGTACTTCCTGCCCTCTAGCATTCTTTATTACCTCCAATTCTACAAGGTCTGGCATTCCTGGTATGATAGCTCTAGTTAACTTGTACCAGCGAATATAAAGCTCTCCTCGGTCATCATAGACGTGAGTCTTGCCGCCGTCATCATTGTAACATACCTCTTTAACGACCGTTTTCTCGTCACCTTCACCGACAACAGTCTTCCTAATGAAGAAGTCAATATCATCAGCTTCTTTGCCTGTTCTCATCTGGATTTCTCCAGGGTCACCGAAAAGAGCCATGCCAAGAGCTGAAACAAGCTGTCTTGCTGATAGTGTTGTCTGTACCTTTGTTGGTACCATCAATGTTACTGTGTCAAGTTCTCTATTTACGTCGTTCATTTATTTTGTCCTCCTTTAATATATCTATGAACTAGTAATTGAACATTAAGGTCGTCAATTGCTTCCAGAATGTTCAGTCTATATTGGTCAGCGTCGATACAGACGTAACCAAATATAATAGCGTTCTTAATGTCTTCTTCACTAAGAGCACCATTCTTGTCAATAGTTTCAATAATATCAGCGGCTGTCTTACGCCACCTGGTCAAAGTAGACCCCTTAGTATACCCAAGAGAGCTATAGTAGTCGTTCTTGTAGTTACCGGCATCCACCAAAATATCATGAGGATGCATTAAAGCTTCTTGAAGTCTTTCCCTTGCATTCATCACTTGTCCTCCTTATAGTTTATAGGTTTGTGAGAATTCTCGTTGGATGGATATGACAGGCACTCATCACAAGGGTCGTCCTGTTCATTTACATCCTTGTATATGCAAGTTGAGCAATACTGGCTAAAATATACTTCTTTTGTATTCTTAACGTCCATTTGTCTCCTCCTTTCCATGTGAAGTTATTGTAAAAGAACTAAAAGAGCATTCTTTAGTAATATCATTAGCTCTTCTAACCCTTATCTTTTTTAGTTTGTCATTTGTCCAGACATCTGTGACACCCGTGAAAGTCACACTATTATCCACTACAACCTTCATTAATCTTTCCGGGTTAATTAGTTCGTAATGGTACCAGTCATTGCCAACGCCTTTAATATTGTAGTGCGGCTTTACGTCCGGTGTCATCTCCAAATGACAATTAGGACAACTTTTCAAAATATAACTAGGCTTGATTCTATACCCACACTCTGGACACATATAAGAAGTTATGAAACCATCAACGTCTCTACCTCCAATTTTCCATTCAGGCATCTTGTTCATCTCCTTTCATCAAAGGTTGCCACGCTATTGCATCCTCTAAATCAAATATCTTTCCTGGTGGAAAAAAGTGATCAATCGCATCTACCTTATACCTTTCAGTACTTATTTTGCCGTCTTTACTCAGCCATTTGTTCCAAGTACCATCTTCTGGCAATCGCTCACTCACCGGTATCCATTCCGGCATTTTCTTCACCTTCTTTCTCTATCTCCATTGGCATACCGCAATTAGGACAGTATTCCCACTTTACACGGTAATAATAAGTTGTCCGTCCACAGTTGCTACACCTACTACTTATAGTTCCATCAAGATACTCATAAATCCAATGAGCAGGCTTCGGCTTAACTTCTGAAGATATCTCCGCATTATGATTCTGTGGAATAACAATATCTGCAAGTCTAGAATTTACATTGTTAACATCTTTACTTAGTTCGAGGTTAGCCCGTCCAATCTTAACCAACTCTTTTGTTAATCTGTTATGCTCCTTGAACTGTGCCAGGAGCTCAGACTGAAATTTATCCATTATTCACCCTCCTTTTCGCCTTCATATATCATTGGAGTTCCGTCAGGGTTAACCAACAATGTAAAATTACCACGATTATACGTATCATGTGATATGACATACATCACCTTGGTATCTTTATGATACACTATGTCATAGTTATGTCTACCATCCGCTGGCTGAATACAGACAAACATACCACTGTTCTTTTGAGAAACGGTTATTTCACTGCTTTGGCCACAACCGGTCAATAGGCACATACATGAGATTAATATCAGTACTAAAAACTTTTTCATTACTTCACCTCTCTTTCAAGAATTTCATAAAAAATATCACCATAAAAGTTCTCGACAAAAAACTTAATATGGGAGTCTTCTATTTCTGGATTACTGTCTATAAAAGCCTGAGCTGCTTCTTTTGTACGGAAAACATCCAGGACTTTGGTTTCATAATGTGTCTCAAAATCCTGATACTCTAATGTCTGTGTAACAACAAATACTGTCATCACTTATCCTCCTTTTCTCATTAAAACCAATTACCTTGACTGTCCATCATAATTTCTTTATTACAAAACTTGCAACGAGCATGCAAACTACATCCATCAAATCCTAGTGATTTACTATAATCAGGCAAATGCCACCCTAATATATCGTGGTAAAACCAATTAAAAATTAGACCATTGGAAATTAAATAAATAGCTCCGCCTATTAAACCTATCACTATGATAGATAAAATAATTACAATTATTGCTAAAACTTTATTTAACATTATTTCACCTCTCTTTTTCAAAATCTCCATTATGAAAATATAACTTTGTATATGGTTCGTTGGTAAGACAGTCTATTGTTCGCTCCTTTTTTACACCGGTAAAATAATAGTTATGATATCTACCTTTGTTGTCTTTATTATCGGTACACACTTCTACATAACTATTTAAATCATCGCATTCAAGTAACATACTTATTAGTTGCTTAACGGTTATTTTTGGGAACATATGGTACCTCCTCAACGGCTTTGTCTAATTTCTTAGAATCAACAATTATCAATCTATCGTCAGGACTAATAGGACAGAACTTCGCCCTCATAGAACCAACGATTACTGTATAAACATTATGTGGAAAATATATCTTTGTCATATTTTCATTGGCCAAACTCAGCTCACATTCTGGAAATGGAAGCTCCTGCTCAACACTAAATCCATCAATCTTTAACCAGAGATTGCCATGAATAGATTTGTCCTCTTTTAAGGCCTCAATTTCTTTCTTCAACTTCTTTGCTTTCTGTCTTGCATTCATTATTGCTCCTCCTTTTTAAACTTAAAGCAATTGAATATAATAGCATTACCTGCTGGTCTACGAGTGCAACGATGTTTGAACTTACAAATATCACACCCACCATCTTTCTGAAGTGGTGTACCCTCTTTGATTGCTTTTAGCAAAGTACTAGTGATGTCTTTTCCATTTCCTCTGGCTAATTCTATAGACACATATTCTTTGTAAAGTTCTTCAGGAATATCAATAATAATCATCATCGTTCCACCCTCCTTTCGTAACTTTTAGTGTCGCGGTTATTTTTCTCCTCGCATTAGGGCACTCGTAATCTTCAGTAACTTTAAATCCAACGTAGCCTTCTCTTATTAGACAATCGGCTAACTCTATGGCTATTTCTCTTTTAAAGAGCTCGTCATCTACTGGCAATCTATAATCCCACCATTTAACAACTTTAAGGGTTTCAATAGTACCGTATCTACGGGGATGAATACCGTAAAATCCATTTGAATATCTAAGATACATGTCCCATGCGTCAGCCTTATCTTTGTATCTCTCGGCTATCTTCTTGTATTTTTTAGCTTTCTGTCTTGCATTCATTATTTGTCCTCCTTTCGATATCTTGGATCAGTAGTCCTAAAGCATAATGTTTGGCAATGCGTTTTCTTGCAATCAGTATTCTTTTCTGGGTCACAAATATAAGTATTTGGATCTATCGCTTCTTCCATTTCTATAGTTATTGCATACTCACCACAATTAATACTAGAATATAGCTTTTTACCAGAAAGAAGAGCATTAATTTCCTCGCTCGTTATGTAAAAAGACTCAAGGCCGTAGCACGTATCTACCTCCGCTTTTTTATCTACAATTTCAAAATTACTCATACGTGTTCTCCTCCAATCTAAAATATTTACTAAACTGTTCAAAAGTATCGAATTTAAGTAAGAATTTTCTGCTTTTGCCATAGCGAACCCATATGATTTCATCTGTATCGTTATCTCTCCAACATTCCCACTTTTTGTCGTCTTTTCTAAGCATAAAATATCCAATAAAGGAATCACTGTTGAATTTAATGTCAACTTTTTCTACAGGATAACATTTTGTAGACTTTGTAAAATATAATCCAATAGGCATATCACATACTTCACTCATACACATACACCTCCCTCTCTTGTCGACCAAAGTTAATAGCCGCATCATAAGATTCTACAAAAATATCAATGACGTTACTAGCCATACCGCCAGTGTCATGTACATAATAATCACCTAACCCTTCTATGTGTATCCTCTTATGCCACAGAGCTGGGTCATTGCAGGCAACAGTCCAACAAAGTTCTGGCCATTGCCCATCAGCACAAGGATTACCAGTAGCAATGTAAGCTGTGCATTCCATTGTGCCGTAGTAACTTTTGTCTGACTTAGGAGGCTCCCATTCCTCTACTTCAACAAATATCTCATCGAGGTACTCCTCAGCAGACATCTCCTTAACTACACCATCAACCTCCATTGAAAATATAAGAGGCTCTGGCCTAATGACCGGAACCTCCTCTATCATGGATGTAGGTGCTAAGTTTATAGTTACTATGTTATCTTCGTTTGTTGTCTTCAATGGACATAAGGTCATAAACATCATCAACAAATATGTTAACCCCAATAAGACCATTCCTTTTCTTTTTACGCTCATTACGTTTATTCCTCCTAATACTTCCTCTAGGCTTCTTTTTAGGATGCCTCAACTCATACAGCTGGTACGGCTCTAATGTACTAAGAAATGTTTCACAATAAGAGCTCAATACACTCGCGGCCTGTTTTATTGCTTCAACAAACCGTTCAAAAGACTTCTTCAATTCTGCAAATTGTTCTGCCGATATATGGAACTCATCCAATATCCTCACCTCCTACATATTCCTTCAAAATATCTTTGCAGACTCTATCAAATTCCTGCTTAGTCTTTGGGTTTGCCTCATAATCTTCATTCCATCTTATTTCATCTTTAACCATGGACTGAAGATGATGTCTAACGTCAGCATTATTCACTTTCTTATCAGGCCAATCGGCTATTACAACCTCCTCAACATTGAAATCATACCTAGCCCTATCATACTTCTGAAGCTGCTCAACCAAATTAGCATACGCAGCATCTTCTGACAAGAATGCCCTTTGATTAATATCTCGTCCTTCTCCGCAATCATGACATACAACAATAAATATCTTTTTCATAATATTAATCCTCCTGTAACTTATACTTAAACACTACAACTTCTAACTTTGCGCCAAGTTGCCTAGCTCTTATGGCAGCATCTATTTGCTCTGATGTTGTAAAGTACTCATCCCTGCCCTCAATTTTTAGCATTTGACGTGTTATAACTGGCAATGTTTTAATAAATTCATCTTTAGTTAATCCTACTTGAACGTTCATATCTCAATCCTCCTGTAAATTTTTTGTCCCCATCTTTATTCCGCAGTTAGGACAATAATTCATTTTATCGACAAACTCGTTTTTCATAATGTCAAATTCAAATCCGCAATTAGCACAATATACTTCATGAAACGACTTTGCTAACCAATTTCCTATATTCTGCGGTGGCACGATAGGTGACATTGATTTAATCATGTTTATAATAGTATCTATTGCACTAGGTCTTAATTCAATATCTAGTTTCCAAAAAGCATCAATTATAGCCTGTCTGCTAATACAATCCTCACTAGTTAATGGTTTTGTAGTATCGACATCACTAAGTGGCATATACCCCAATACTTCAATATCGGTCTGCCCCTCATTCCAATCATCCAGCCAAACATAACTATCATCCTTGGAGTCGTACTCTAATATAAGATTCTCAATAGTATAGTTTTCCTCAAATTCATACTTGTATTTCAGAGTAACAATATATGTATCCCTTGCCTTATATTCTAGTTCATTAAACAGTTCAGCTATTGTCATTATTTCACCTCCTAATAACTGCTATCTACTAATATCTTTAAAGCTTCCCTTGGCTCCATATCAATAAGCTGTAATGCCTTAAACAACTTATTTTTACGAATATCAGCAGCATCTACTTTATTAGTAATTGTTGGAACGTTATCGTAATATATTACCGATTCAGGTTCATCTTTTACAGCTTTTTCCACCTCTTCTGGAATATCAACTTTCTCGCTTACAAACTTAGGATAATATGTTTCATCCGACTCAACACCAACAAACTGTAACTGCCCAGCTATACGATTGTGTCCATAATCGTCGGTATACTTATATGGACGAACCCTCATTTCAGTTATTCTAAAACTGTAATTATTTCCAAAGGTCTTGTCCTTAATAAGAGCCAATAACTCACCCATAGACCTCCACCTATGGGTTCCATTACTGTACGTAACCTTAACAGGAACTTTGTCCCCGAAATAGGTTACTTTGAGCCAAGTATAATAATATGCTTCTCCGGGATAAGTAGCATCTACTATATCCCATTCTTCACCAAACACTTTATTCTCAAGCGGCTGGTTCTCATAATCCTTAAGACTAACAGCGAACCATCCACGTTTAGTTTCATTATTAAATTTTCCGATTAACGGATGTATGAATATTTTACTAAATTTATTGTTCATTACAATAGGTTCTAATTCATTTCTTTCCATAATAAATTCTCCTTTCGAAAAAATATAAGGCCAGTGTATTGCTACACCAGCCCCATAATTGGTTAACGTTTTTATCTAGGCTTAAAGTTCTCGTCTGAATAACGAGTAACTAAGTCGTCCTCTTTTTGCGCCTGAAAATGGCGTCTTTGAAACTCAAGTGTCATACCGTTACGTCGATTCTCCCTCTCAAGCTCATTTCTTCCGGTTAACACCGATACCACAATGGTACCAGCGGCCATCACACCAGCTCCAAGAAATCCAAATATCGCAGCAGTCCTAGCTGATACTTTCTGCGCTACAGCCTTCTGTATCTCGGCCTCCTTACGAGCTTCAAGTTCTTTCTGACGAATTTCTAATTCTTCGCGTTGAACCTTAAGTTCCTCGTCTTTTTGCTCGAGTTCAGTACACTTTATTGCATACTCATCAGCTTCGGACGTCTGTTTCAATTCAGATTGCTCAAGCATGCAGTGAGCTGCCGTTAGCTCCTTTGCGTCCTTGGCATTTCCGGTTTCTACAGCCTTCTGGATTCCTTCCAGTAAGGTCTGACTTACAGTTTCCTTTGTTAAAATTTCCGACATGTTTTTGTCCTCCTTTTCCTAAAATAATTAACATTGCCATTAAAGTCCTAGTATTATTTGCGGTACTTTTTCTGGAGCTTCTCTTCAGCAGCCTTGAAAATATCATTGGGCTCGATTCCATAGTATTCACAATATGCGAGTATTGTTATGAATACATCTGCCATTTCTTTTGTTATGTCACCTTTAAGTTTTCTTTCACGACTTTCAGATGTTACATCGGTAGCCCAATACCTTTCAAACTTGCTAACCGCCTGCTGCAGCTCTGCACATTCCTCCATAAGTAACATAGGAAGAAAGTCATTCCACCACTGTGCCACTCCTTTGATAGCCTTATTTAGATCCAATCTATCTATGGCCGTCTCTGATTCAATTTTCACATCTTTAAAGGCTTTTTCCAAAATATCGGCTGATTTTTTTCCAATCTGTCTATAGTCTTTATACCAGTTTTTCTTTTCCATAATCGTCTTAAGTTCTTCTATAGACTGAATAATACCTGGACGAGCTACAGCATTAGCTGCTCTTTTTGCATCACATTTTCTAATTTCACCAGTTTCCATAAGTTTCTCATAAATACAGTCCGATAAAGCTTTTCTTTTTTCCCATTTATCCATAGTTGCATTCTCCTTTTATTTATTAATTTCAGACAAAAAAATAAAAAGCTAAGGATAAGTAGGCTATCACCTCTACTTCAAAATCCTTTCGCTTTTTAATATTTAGACTTATCCGCCTCGTCATTAAGTGTGGATTATCTACATCAACTTATCCCCATAAGGTTACGTCTATAGTAGGTCCATCTTAATGACACCTCACGTTACATCTATAATCTTTCTATTATAGGCCCTGTAAAAAATGCGGATGAAAAATATAACTCCAGGTATTTCTACCAAGAGTTATATATATTTATTCAAACGCTTTAAAAAGTAGTTGATAGAAGAATAGAGTTTTTTTAAATTCTTCCATTTCGGCTTCGTCTTGTATTTTTCCATGTTTTCTGCCATACATGAACCCCTTTACTATTGCTTCTAAAAATAATAGTGGCATAAACAATATGAATACTAAGACGTAGCACATCAATATAACGCCAAATAAGACATTATCAAGTAACTTTCTCATATTCCTTTTCTCCTTTCTTTTTAATTTTCATTTAAGAATATGTATTTAATGCGAAAAGAAAAGAGGCCAAGAATAATCTCAACCTCTTCTCACAATTTAATTAGTCACTATCTCGCCCACACGCAATCGCGTATATGGCGAAGATTGCAATCATTACTATTGCAAGTGTCTCCATATTCTTACCTCCTTTCATCTTTAAGTTCGTCTGCAATAATTAGCCAATACGTTGCAGCACGAAATGCTATTTCTCTTATTAACCAACTTACCAAAAATCCTATTAGGGATATTGGTATCATAGCCAAAGCTACTACTGCTAATAATAACCATTCCATGCTTCCGCACCTCCTTTCTTATTACATTCACTTAAGCCCAAGTATTTATTGCGGAGGAAAAAGAAAGAGCCAGTGTAAAACACCAGCTCCGCTTTAGTCTAGTACTTATATGATATGGACTCGCTTAAAGTAACGTATCCTGTTGCGATATCCATATGTTTGCTACGTGTTCTGTTTCCAACTTTTTTCTCAGTCATAACAGATCCGTAACCATCAAATGGTTTATCTAACAAATCGTTATCTTCAACGAATCTTCTAAAATCATCAAGTACCTCTCTAAAAGTTCTTGTCTTATACATTTCCTCTTTCTTTCCTGCCATAGCTATTACCTCCTTTTATTTAAAATATAAATCTATAGCTACTATACTCCTTGTATTTATTGCGGAAAAAAATAAGAGCCGATGCAATAAGCACCAGCTCAAATTTACTAATCATCTTCCCATTCAGTGTCACTTATGTACCATCTAAGTTGTAGTCCAAACGAGTCTATATTAGCTGAATATACTAGAAAATCTCTTCTATCCAGCATACTGTTATTACATCTGATTACATCTTGTAAACTAAATTCTCTATCGTATGGAAATAACTGAGTATCATAATCGTTATTCTCAATTTTATCCATTAAATTAAGATAAGTCAGTTCTTTGATAATAATATCAGTACGTATAACTGTCCAATCTCCAGTATCTGTTTTTGCTAATAATTCTCTCTTAAAAATATACATAATAGTACCTCCTTTAAAATAATTTAATTAGTTTCACTATAGTCCATGTAAAAAATAAGAGCCCTAGACATTTCTGCCTAGAACCCTTATTAGCCTAACGTTCCTTTAGGAATACCCTGGCTTCAATCTCCTCACCGATATCGGTCATGACCAAATACAGTCTTTTACGTTCCGGTGTTGATATCATTAAGTGATCCGTTATTGTATTTAACGTTACTTCCGTATCCAACAGTCCCTTATTCTCTGCATCACGTCTCCAATCATCGATTAAGTTTCTTAATGTTGTTGCCATTTTGTTATCCTCCTTAATATAATATTAGACTTTACGTCATTAAAGGAGATGTATTTATTGCGAAAAAATAAAGACCAAGTAGTCCCCAGCCCACAGACGCTACTAAATATCTTCGTCGTCCACAGACTGGGATCTCCTCCTTAGTCTTTATCTTCGTCCTCGTCTCGGTAGTCCCCATGAAGGGCACACGAGATATATGCCCCTATAGCTGTGCATGCGCCGCATAAAAACAGCACATCAGCTATATTGAAGCAATCCCTCATTAGCCATTCTAACATAGTTTTCACCTCCTTTCAAGTTTTCTATTAAAGTCCTTGTAAAAAATAAAGGCTATGTAAAAACAAAAAAGATAGCCCTTGCGGACTATCCGAATATATAACCTTTACCTTTCTTTAATAGTTTAAGTCCTTTAAAATTATCTTTAATCAAATACTTCGTATCAGCATCTAATTTGCCATTCATGTCGATATCTTCTTTAATCATCGATACCGAATCATCTATAAGTGCCAATCTATATGCTAATTTCTCTCCTTTTGACAACTTACTAATTTCTCTCATAATGTTTCTCCTTTCAAATAAAGTTAATATTTTTCTATTATAAGCTGGGTAAAATATGCGAAAATAAAAAGGAAAGGCATTGCTGCCAATCCTTTTACCATCAATTCACATGGTGGCCCTCGGTTACATCAGCTAAGCAATACCAATGCACCTTAACCACTTTCCAGTCATCATAGTCGTTCTTATGTCCTCTTACCGTTATATATGTTGGATGAGCATCAAACTCATCTACAGTATAACCGTCCTTGAACATTTCAACAACAGTCTGGTTAGCGTTATGGTTCATGGCCTTTGCTGCCAATACACCTAAGCTACCGCCTATAAATATCGATAAAACGATTATCACAATCACCTTGCCTAAATTCTTTTTAAAATAATTCTTCATAGTGTTATCCTCCTTATTTTTATTTTTAACTAGAAGTTTATTCTATTATAAGCTGGGTAAATTTTGCGAATGAAAAAAGAGAGGCCATGTAGACCCCTCCGTCCTCCATTATAGGATTCCGAGTTTTTTTGCCTCTTCTAAGGCGTCATCAAGCAAGCCTACTGTAGGTCCTATCTCTCGGTCTTCCCAATCTGATCCACGCGGACCATTGCGCATCTCACCAGCAAGTTTAGTGTCCTTATAGAACACATAGTTCTTACCTCTATGCGCATCTGCTGCGCGGTCAATTAATACCTTGACATACGGCCTTTTAGGCCTTTGCTTTGCTATTTCACACTCTTCTCCTCCTTTTCGGAGTTCGTCTAAAGTTACATAAAAAGCTAATTCCATATTCATATCCTCCTTTTATTATTACAGAATTTGCTGTTTCATTAAAGCATAGGTAATATCTGCGAAAAAATAAAGGCCAAGTAAATATCACTCGACCCCTATAATACACTATTTTTTAAGACTCAACTTTATGAGTCCCGCAATCGTCGTTAGTATATAAATGCCTAACAGTATAAGCGTACTGTTACAATAGGCATCTATTTGCCCATACACAAACTCTTTCTTACTCATTATTTAGTCCTCCTTTCTAATTAGTGTCATTACAGCCCATGTAATAATTGCGACTCCCCCAGAATATCCAAGAGAGCCGCGTCAATAAAAGAAAGGAGAATAGAACTCTCTGCCCCCGCAACTAACTAGCAGTATGATTAGTAATGTCGCGGCAGGCCTATATAACAAACGCCCCAACTGATTAGTAAATATAACTAGTAATGCCAGAGCGCTGTTGACTTAATTAAGCTACTGATTGTTGTATATTCTAATTCCTGTTATGGTCATGTTATAACATTGGTCTCCCTCATTAGCCGAATAACCACAGCCTCCAATTCTTAAATAATCGCATTCAGTTGAGTTAAGATATGTATAATCACCTTGCTTAGTATCTACTAATTGATCATCTATCCACATTGATAATTTATTGCCATCCGCACAGCTCATTTTAAGCGTATGCCCATTCAAGTCAGAATCTTGTATGTTCCAAGGATCACCCCATCGATTACCCGTAGCTTGTGAATTAGGAAGATATGTATTCCACTTGAAATTCGTGTATCTGCGTATCAGTATGCCTGTACCGTATACAGAGTCTGTATTACTAGGTGCATTCATAATGAACCGTACATGGTGGGCGAGGTTACCAGCAAAAACAAAGCTTGCAATATCAATTTCAATAGTTTTGCCATTCATGTTAATTGGGTTCGGGCTCATGTTCATAGCATCTAAATCATGTAAGAAATGTACTCCTGCACTGTCTCTAGATGCTTGATTGACTAATGTTGCAGTAACTCCTTGCACTTCATCTGTAAGAGATTTTGTAAAATCCCATTTATAAAGATATTCAATTTTCTCACTGACCTCACCCTTGCATTTAAAATATGCCATCAGCTCACCCTCACTTTCACTCCTAAATCTGACTGTTGTGCATCAAATGTAAGTGTCATGGTGTTACCTGAAATAGTTACAGCCGTAGGATTAACGCCATAAACAGAGGTATAAATATCATAGGTACAAGTGTCATTAATAGATGAATCTGTAATAGTTACGGTTGTTTCACCAGTAACTAATGTACCAGTAAGTTCTGTATAGCCAAGACCTGTATTACCATAGCAAGCACCTTTATACCATATAGACGCATCTGATTCATTTGTAACCACACTCTTAAATATAATGTTCTTTAGTGCGAAAACATAGTCGTCATTGGCGCCACCATTATTAGTACACATAGCATAAGTATTTTTAAAGCGTATTGCCAATATTTCTGTAGGTGTAATACTTACAGTTGTATCTACGTAGTCTTCATATGAATGAGTGTCGGTCTCTACAGACTGAGCAAATATGTAATTTGTATCCGCAATTCCTGTAACAGAAGGATCTAGCCAATGCTCTCCGTCTACTGTATAATCCCATGAAATTTCACATTGAACCGACTGATGAGCAGCACAATATTCCTGTAACCCAGCACTTATTTCAGAAATTAACTTAGGTTCATCAAAGGTATACTCCAAATATCCAAGGTTATTACGGCTAACGAATATTTGATCATTATAAGGGAACATTGTACACCATCCGGTAGTATCTTCATCGTGAAAAGCATGCCAACCGTTGTAATCGTTATCCCCGCTCACATAGTTCCATTCGGGATTAAGGATTACCTTTCCTGCTGCGGCCTCTTCTGAATTTATACTCTCATTAAGCCTTTCTTCAATGGCTACAGGCCCATTTACAAATATAATTGTATTTTTATTCTTATAGTTGCTATAATTTTCTTCAAACTCTTCAGCAGTTACATTAATAGCATGTTCACCCTTTCCCCACTTACCGTTCTTAACCTGAAGCACTTTACCATTATCAGCATTAGTTACTTTAGGTAAACCAGACTTGATGCCCTTAATATCAATATCCTTTATGCTCTTCTCTATCCTTTCAAGAGCTCCATTCTCAGACTGTGGAGGAATATATCCATCATCTGTGCCATCGCTGTTAATTCCACGAATAGCCTGATCTATACGTCCAAGTGTATGAATCTTATTATCTGACATATCTTATTCCTCCTCTATGTAATCTGTGATGTCTATTGCTACTCTATTTGGTACATTACTGTTATTATTCCCACCCAAAGTTAAGAATGTTTTATTACCAATTGTTATTTCAAAAGGAACCCCATTATATGTATTAGGTCCAACAATCATAACGAAGAGATTATCTGCAAAATATGATCCGTCAAAATATGGACTGATACTAGCTTGTCCTGAAGATGCGCCAGAACCAAAGCAATTATGAACTCCTAAATTTTTAAGTGCTTTAATACTGTCAGGCCATATAGACATTTCATTCTGTATTGCTATCCATCCATCAGTATCAGACTTAGGTTCAATAAATCCATAGAATACAGTTTGAGCAGGTCGATTGCCACCATTAAACCTAAATAATATCGAATTACCAAACGCTATATAATCAAAAACTAAGATATCATTATTAGAATCGGATGCATACCCATTCATCGTCATAATATTACCAATTATAGCCGTTGACGGATTATAATTCTTATGATAAAGATTAAAGGTATTATTTCCAGGAGGAAAATTTGTCTCAGGTGATGTCGATTTAATTACAAACGGACAGCTACTGTTTCCCTCTGGTGCCCACATACATGTGTCAGTTGACTCATCATAAGTAAACCCTATTCCGGCATCTGCCAATGCTTTAAGTGCTTCTCTGGGCGTACAAGTGATATACCTATCGGTGGAAAGTCTAATTCTTTTAATTGGTATTAACATATTAATTCTCCTCCTTTAGAACAAATTCTATACTTTCAAACGTCATTGAATGACCCCAGCATCTATATACAAGATAACAATATGGCACATCTAGATTTTCTAGACTTAGAACCCCTTCACATCCGCCATAAGGTTTCCATTGTTTTGGCGTTGATGTTTCGTCATAGTATGATCTAACATGTGTATTCTTTTTTAAAATATGGTTACTGTTTTCTATCCATTCAAAGGCCATTGAATCTAATAATCCAAACCAAGGGTCTGTACCATTATGATTCCCTATATCATACATATTTGACCCAAAACGCATTTTGTAACGTACTTCGGAAATAACCTTAGGATCTAAAGCACTCATATATATACCGTTATTAGCAACAGCATTATATGAGTAATTTCCTGTAAACCAAACTTGCCATTTATCGATGCCATCTTCTGTAACCATAACAGAAGGGATTTGTCTCCACAGTAATTCGCCGAGAGAAGTGTTCCAATGCCACTTATGTGGATCGTATGTCCCGTCACAAATATCACTATGTCCTTTTTCTAAAGACAAATTGTACGGTATCTCATAATGGATATAGGAATCGTTTGATACTAGTCCTCCACCCCCGACATTCTTAACATAATCAGTCATAACCTCTTCAATACGGCTAAGAGGCTTAATATCTTCTCCATTAATAATTCGTTCCAAACGGCTAACAGGAGCCGAGAATTTACCCTCAGCCCCCGTTAAAGAACTTTCTATTCTGGAGTTTGTACCATCTGTTAAATCAAATTCAGCCATAATATCAACCTCCTAACGCTGTTATTCTAGCATCTAAATCGTCTATTAGTTGCTTTAAAAATGTAAGATCTACGTCACCATTAGAATCTACCAAGTTCTGTCCGTTATAAAGTATTCTCTTTGGTGCTACTGGTGGCTCGAATTTCTGATACTTAAGTACCTTTAAGTCACCTGAGTCATAATAATCGTTTAGAACTTGATACTTCGTAGAATATAAACTACTAGGCATCAATGGCCAACTAGAATTATTATTGTCAGATGAAGAGAACACCAGCTTAATTTCGTCAAGCCCCCCACCGGATGTCTTGATACGTAAATTAGCTAATGGTAAAGAAGCTGGTTCTATTAAATTATTGATTAGTAACGCCGGGAAGTCTCCTTCACCAGTGCTCCATAGATCGTAATACGTAGAAGAACTGCTTGATGTAGTTATAGTCTTTGATATAGGATTACCAAAATCTAAATACGGTGAATATAATTCGCTGATGTCCGATGTAGTCTTATAAGCAAATATATTAATGTCAAATGGACTACCAGTTTTCTGAATCTTATACTTCTTGCCCTTTCTAATCGGTAAATAGTCATGTTCACGCTGGGATTCACCACTCGAAGAGGCTATAAGATACGTTCCAATAACATTGTCATTCTCATCTAAAGGACTTACAATATAATTACTAGCCGTGCTTCTTGGATTTGCAACCATAATACCATCAACGGTAGACGTGTATGTGTACCAACTTGGGTCGTCATATATAGTTGGAACAGAGCTACTTGAAATCTGAGCAGCACGAGTTCTATAGTCTGGGTATGGTAAAATATAAGGTACAGTATCCCCATCGAACTCAGAAGCTTTCATGGTTTCAAATGGAATGAACCATAACTTTATACCGCTCGTTGATGCATTACTAGCCCAACCAGATGAAGGGACTCTAGTACCAAATGTAATAACAGTACCCTCTTTCACAAATATCATGTTATGTGAGTCATGTCTAGATCCTGAGCCACTAGCTTTTCTACCAAGTTTCCAAGTAAAGCCATCAATAGTAACGGGTAATGAAACCGTATCGCTATAACTAGCTTCCAAGAACAGTACACCGTCACTTGGAGCAGTATAAGTCTGGGGAGTATACCAAACAGAATCGCTTAAGAATTCTCTATTTACATAATCCGGTATTGGCAAAGAAATATCATAGTCATCTTCGCCACTTGAAATCTGTAGATCGACATTATACTTACCTGTTTCTGAGTCATAACTCTTAGAAGTAGGTTCTCCGTTGACTGTAATGTTTGAAATGGTATCAGTGCTAATGGTTACCTGACCCGTTCCAGTATTTTGAGTAAGATCAAGACCGCCAGTTCCTTTAACCATATGACTAGCATTGTAAATATCATTACGAATAGCGGTCATTTTAAGGTCTACTTCATCGACGTATTCATTGGTCAATGTACCAGGCTCTTCTGGGTCCTCTTTGTATGACCTTTCAATTGAAATATAATTAGTAGAAGTATTCTTAACATTAATGTCATGCTTCAAATCTATTCTAATCTTATTGTTAAGAATATCCTTTATTGGTGTAATACCAGGACCTTTCTCCATAAGAGCTAATATCGTATCAACGTCAACAGCTCCGCCTCCGCCAGATGAAGATATGGTATCCTCTTTCTCTCCTGAGGTTATAGTAATACCTGGTCCAGCTTTGAGTTTCTTCTGTACAAGTCCACCATTAGCTGTTAATGTTCCTTTGAACCAGCCAGCACCTGTCACCGGATCGACATAGCTTGTCTCTTCGAACTTCTTTACATCATCGAAATCAACAACCTCAAGTCCAGTCTTAAAACCTTCATTTGTATTAACACCTATGTTGGTTCTGACTGTTATCTGAGAGCCTTCGAATGCCTTAAAAGCCTTGAGTCCTGTCTCTCTAACTATTGTTGCTGCAATATTACGAGCGCTGTCTATCATAGCCTCACCGGCGCCTTCATTAAGGACACTATACTTGTAAATCCTAACAGTATCCTGGTCTCTAGACATGACTGTTGCATCGTGGACATTGTCGAGTAGTGAAGGATTCATAGACCAGTGAGTAAACGATGAGTCTAAATCTATTTTGTTCAAAGAATTTATGTTATAGTTTTCCGTTCCATTAATAACAACTATTGGTGATTCTGTTCCAGTGCTAAGAGTATCCCCGTCAACCCAATGCGGATTTGCTGCAAATAGTCCGATTTCCCATACATACCCATTGTCATCTTTATAATCTACGCATATACTAGGACCTCTTAAAACACGATCTACAGTCGTTCCAGATACACGAGTATATATACTTCCTTCGTCACTAAAGTTTGCAGTTTCGCCATAAGATGGTTTGTATGCAACTCCTGACTGAGTAGTATGACTAAATCCCGGGAAATTATATGGATAGTTATGCCATTTACTCCTTGGGAAATCAATATTTTGGTCGTTGTCTCCAGATAGTGGCTTTAGTTCATAATCTGGATAATATCCTACGCATGAAGCTATTACTATAAATGGTATTTCTCTAGTTTCAGGTGTGCTTGTTGTGGCATCAACCTCACTATAGCCGCTCATAAGTCCACCACCGCCGCCTGAGGTTATAAACGCATTAAGATACCAATCTATGTATGATTGCATATTTTCAAAGCCACCAGGTGTAGGATTGTAGGTTGGACTAGACGGATCTGGATCATAGACTTCTTCCCAGTTCTGTGTTGCTATCTGTGTAAGTGACTCACGTTGTATTACAGCATCAGCTAGTTCTCTATAATCTCCAATTTTACCCAAACGTCTATCATAGACAGTATGCGTATACTGGCCTGGCGCTACGTGATCATCATAACTATCACTACCTGTCACAGGATCAACATACCAACCTATTTTGATAAGACAGTCATTCATTAGATCATCGCAACCACCATTATAGGTTCCATTACGTAACGAATTTATCCAAGCTTCAGTGTTTGTCAATGCTTTAGGTGTTTTTTCTACGCAATAGCTAGCTCTGTTTGGCCATTGTTGCCAATAATCCAGCCCTTCTTCATCGTATTCGTCCCATTGGTTTAATACACCCTCTTTAATATCGTCAAAAAGTTCCTCACCATCGTCATAACTAGCAGAACTTCCAGCACTTGGCAATAATGCACCAGCAAATATGGTTGGAGTTGTTTTATACCAATGTTCATACTCAAAAGCTAAGTCATAAATATAACAGCCAGCTCCAATAGCAGCCTCAGTATATGGATCTATAAACCAATTAGTTACATTTATAGGTATCCATCCAATATATAACTGGTTAAAATCTCTGCAATAATCAAAGCCGTTTACATCTGGTGGACCCTGACTTGCACCTTGTTCGTTTCCACTGTAATATGGCCATAGTACTTTAGGTTTAATATTTACAGGATTAACTGGCACTGTAGGGTCATTAACCTCTTTACTAAGTTCACTATTTTTTGGTAAAATATAATCAGGTTGCTTACCAGAGCTATCAAGTGCCGTATAAACAGCGTGTTGAATATTACTTTCAGACATAGGAGCCCCATGCCATGTGTATTTCCATACAGGTTGCGTTGGGTCATAAGTAAGGGCGGAGAGGGCCGTAATATCAGCCACTCTGTAGATCTCGTCCTCTGTTTCGACCCAGTATCTAAGACCTCCGCCAATACCAGCAGCAGAGGCCTGATAAAGGTGTACGCCGTCCTTAGATATAATGATGACATCGCTATCTTCTATGGATTCAGCGTACGGTAAATATCCAGCTAACATTAATCAGCCCTCCTATTATCCTTAAATATAATTACTCAGCATCTGCTGGAACGAGTGTAAGTCCTGAGAGGCTGAATTTCTGTGTAAGTTTATGTCCTGCAGCATCATACTGAATTGCTGTAAGCACCTGATTATTTTTATGAGTTACTTTGAGAAGTGCTATCTTGTCAGGGTCTTCTGTAATATCAAGGAGTCCTGAGCTTACTGATGGTTCAAGCCCAACCAGGATCTTAGTTGCATCAGTATCGATATTAGTAAGCTTGATACCGATGAAATATCCGGTACCCCATTTAGATGTGATGCCATCCTCATCGATATCCTCAAGCAGCGATCCAGTAATAAAATCACCAGATACAGTAATATCACTCTGAAGCTGAGCACCAGTTTTGCCCCAGAATTCGGTGTCTGCTGGAGCCATACTTACAGTAAGCGGAGACAGTACTGCTTCTGCCTCTTCAGCTCTTCTGATAGCATTAACCATACCCGCAATTGTCTGAGAGGAATTTGTAAGGTCTCCTCCCTGATGTCCTCTTGCCTTGTAAAGGTCTTTAAGTTCGTCTCTTATTGGTTTCATTTGTTTGTCCTCCTTAACCTTCTAAGTTTTGTCTACGTTTACTTACACTAAGCATACTGTTCTCAGCCCAACCTGTTTCGAGTTCTTCTACAGCCGTTGACTCATAAGTATTTCCAGCATTTACGAATAAACCAGCTGTCTTTTCATAAATGTACTTCTTAGGTGCACCGAGAGTAACATCTTTTATCTTATTGAGTAAACAGTCATATGTTAATGAAGTGATTCGTTGCTTTGTTGTCAATCCACGTTTAGAATAAAATACAGAAATATAATCTCCTAAGTACTTTTCTTCTAAGAACTTAAACTGATCATAGCCCTGTACTTTAGACAATGTTTCAAAGTCAACGTCTATACTTAGTGATGGAACACATAGTAAATTAAGTTCCGTATTAGCACGATCACGTAATCTATTATTTAAATCTTTTCGAAGTAATGCATAGTTTTCATTACAAATTTTTCTAACTTTTTCTATAAATTCATCTTGTATCCAAGCTCGAACACCTTCACGATTAGCGTCATATTCAGAACCTTCATCTCCACCAATTTCTGATGTTGAATAATTAGGATTTATGCCTTCTCTATTCAAGTCCATAGTACCAGTATCTGAAGAGCTATTCTTTCCGTCAGCATAATCGTCAGTACTTTCATCCGCATAACCAGCGTTATCAAACCAATACCACTTACTATTGATCTTCATCCACTGTGTCATCGGATAGGTTCCCTTTTTGTCACCATACCACCAGCCTCGATCATCATGATGCCAATCCCAGTTAGCGTCTGATAGGAAAGCAGCTCCATATTCGCATCGTTCATGTCCAGTAGCACCAGCTGGATAAAAACTATACCATGTCTTATTCTCGGAAACATACAAATACTGACCTTCAGGGCCTATACGTACGGTTGTATCTTTCTCGTCAGTGTCTTTCTTATAACGTCCATACCAATATCTAGTGTAAGAACTGCCATCTGCTTCCATTTTGATTGGATGCCAGGTCCATTCAAGAGTATCGTGATTTGGATCGGTTGTTGTAGGATCTACATAATCGCTGCTACTCTCATCACCAGAGTCATCACTAGTATTGTCCGTTGTCTCGTTATCGGTGTCTTCACTAGTGTCCTCTTCCTCTTCTTCAGGCTCTTCATAGTACCCATCGTTATCGAGCTTATAGTGTGACGAAGAGCTATCTTCAACCCAACAGTTCCTTAAGTAATGTCCATTATTATCTCCATACCATTTTCTAGTTTTGGTCTCGCCATCTGAATTGGTATACTCTTCCTCATGCCACTCCATATCGTTGACATAAGCAAGATCTGGAATAATATGGCCTTTTTCATCGAACCACCAGTAATAGTTTCCTATTTTCCAGTATTGATACGTTAATCTATCAACGCCATCTCTAGTTCCATAATACCAGTCTGAGTTCTTAGTGTCTAGCCAACCTTCAGAATCAAAATAGCGCCATACGTGATCTTTAGTTACATACATGTACTGGGACCTTGGATACCTAATAGCTACACCAGAAATATCGGCATAGCCATACCAGTCGCCATTTGTTCCAGTATGCCATCTCCATTCGTTCTCATAGTCTCCAGCATCAGGATCTTCATAGCCGTCAGCATCGACCCATCTATGTATGCTAGGACCATCTTCGACCCATCCATCTGAAATATAATAGGTCTTATTGGTAACAGGATCTGTATAACCGAACCAATTACCCTTTTTATCTTCTTGCCATTTAAATAACGGTAAGTAGTTCTTTAAAATATCATCTGGTCCAAACTCTTCAAACCAATCCCAAGCAGCAATATTAGTAGATTCAACCCATTTAAAGCCCTGCTGAATGGCGTCAGCAAATAACTGCCAGACTTCAGAGTCGTCGTTGGCCTCATCCTTCCTCTGACGAAAATCTATATCTCTATTTGGGTCATGGTCATCACTACTACTTGAGCCAGATTCCCCTTCTTCCGGTTCGGGTTCCATAGAGCCTACGTCCATCAAAGCTTTGTCTTTCAAGTATTCTATAGCATCTGTATATGAATAGAAGATGTAGCCATAAGGTAAACCAAATCTACTATTTATTATATCTTTATCTTCGATTATCCAGTTTGGATCATGAGGATTCCATCTTTGGTCATCATTATTGTAAGTTGACGATTCAATTAAATATCCTTTTTGATTGAACCAATACCAAGGGAAATTAGGATCACTAAGATTACCATTAGGATCTTTATCAATCTTAAGCCATTGGTTCTTAGGATAATTGCCATAGGAACCATCTATTACACTACCATACCACCATCCAACTTCTGAATTACCGTGCCACGACCATTCTTCAATTAGATCATGCTGTGTATCCCATATACCGTTCTCATTAACCCAATAATGAGCATTTCCTTGGCCGTTAACATAAGCAGAACGTAACTGGTGTCCTTCTTCATCACCAAAGAACTGTCCGACACCAGGATTGGTATGCCATGACATGCTCATAAGATAGTCTCTATTGCCGTCATCAAAGTGGTTAGCAAGTTTAGATTTATAGTTCCATTCACCTTTTCTTGCTTTCTCCAAATATGTTTTAGAAAGGGAACGTACAGCAGCCTTTACATTAGCCTTAGCTATCTGCGTTGACTTCTGGAGCATTGTTTGTGGATGTCTTACATCAGAAGAATGCTCTTCGAATAACTTAATATCATCATAACGCCTAACTAACGCATGTACGATCGGATAAGCCTCTATTGCTGGAACCTCTTGCCCATCAACTATTAAATAAGTATCAGTAGCGTCAACATACTGCTGTACTTTGAAATTATCGTCATCAACCAATGGTAGGCCATCACCAGAAACAGGATAAATTCTTGTAACAACGTTACTAGTATTCTCTGTTATGGTAATACCTTTTAAATTGGCTGCATAAAATATCTTGTCATCTCTAGCATCTTTGTCGCCCATGTACTGCTTTATGACATAATCAAAATTATCATATATCATTTCAGCGCCATATGCCTTGAGCAGAGTATTCTCATCATCGCCCATAATTATTGACTGTAGATTAGAGTCTGTAGCCAATATACTTTTCTGCTTTTGATGCTCTGGTTTTGTATATCTTATATGATACTTTTCAGGATATAATCGATTAAGATCACCTATTATGTCATAAAGTGTCCGATTAGTCCACTTTTTATAGTAAACAGGAACTTCATCTATCGAATCCATAGCTATTGGCTTAGCTAATATCTCTAATTGACCAATAGTATCTCTAACTTCATATATCCTGAATAGCTGTTCTTTTGCTTTTTGTTCTCTTGCTATTTTACAAGGTACCTGTAAAACGCAATCTTTCTGAATATAAGTGTAGCGTCCCTCGTTGTCATATGGATGTGTCATTTTTAACGTCCATACGCCACAAAGTTCTGCCTCTAAGATACAGGAAGAAGGGCTTAACACTATCTCCCCATTATAGTTAAATTCAGGGACTTCAATTTCGCCGCTTCCGGAGTTTAGATAATCTAAAAAAGCTGATGGCTTGTATAGTTTTATCATATTAACATCCCTTCATTTGTATAAATATAAACTGTAGAACTCTGAAAATTAACATGAACTCTGGCAGCTCTTCCTACTGGAACCCAAAAGTTAGTGTAATCACCAGTATAAGTTTTACCGCTGTCGTCCTTGCCAGGTCCAAAATGATCATTTTCATTAGTATATACACCATGTTCGTCCATAGCATATGCTAAGCAGCGATCAGTATCCAATATTGTTCCTGTAGGTACACCTGGTACATTAGTTCCTTTAATAAACTCTACTCTAGTTCCCCAAGCTCCAGGATTAGCAGGATTGTCTAAGTAAATAGACATCGTACCCGTTCCTTGTAGAGGATCAAATACAGGTCTTATAGGTTCACTATTTCGTCCATAGTGTATGTCACTCCAATCATTTGGCTTTTCAATACCGCATAAGAATTCACCGTTTTTCAAGAAGTTATTGTAGATAGTAACTCCTTCAGTAGTAACAACATGCCCGATTAAACCGCTTATCCAGTATCTAACAGGACATACTTCAAACTCTATTTTAACCGTCTGAGCATCCTCGTTAGCATCAGTTATTGTAATTTTTGCATCTCTAACAATAAAGTAAGAATCCAAGTCTCTTCCTGGTTCTTTGTAAGCAAAATATTTAGCCGCTTGAGCAAGAACCATAAGTTGATCTGCTCTGTCTATAGCTAAAGTATCAGCATCTTTATGTGTCCATACATTAGCTACCAATAACTCTACTGCAACTTTAGCATTATTCCTAGCAGTATTAGCATCATATATAGTGCCATTTCTGCCAGGAATTGTTATAGAAGAACCATTTCGAGAAGACCCCGTAATTTGAGGCCTTCCTCTCATGATTCCGTAATTACTTAATGGTATCCATCCATTATTGAGGAAATCATATGTTGATTCAGTAGTACGTGGTATCATGCTACCTAAATATAAGTAGCAATCAATGTTTTTCCAACCTTCCCACATTATGCTCTACCTCCTCTCGACATAATATAACCTCTTTGTTTATCATCCATAGTTTGAATTGTATACTTAGCGGAAGACTGCCTTAATGCGACACCGTCAACAGTCGTACTAGCATCCACATTAATCTGAACACCTTCTAGCATCTTACTATAATCAGCATTAGCAAGCTTACCAACTTGTTCTGTAAGTAAAGCAACCTGAGCTGCAAGAGCACTTTGAGTACTATCGCCAACTGAAACATTAGCATTTGCTGCCATTTTGAATGAAGTCGTATCAAACGTATCGTCAACCAGTTGTTTGGCTGTTTCGATATTTGATGTGTCAACGATTGGTTTGATTGTTGGCTGCCATTCTTTTTCACTTCCGAGTAAATCGCTGAAAGCATAAAGACTTTCCTTTGTTGCATCTGACATTTCAGTACCGACATTATTGAATGCATCATATACCATACTCATGCCATCTTTTGTTCCTTCTACTAATCCAAGCATGAAGTACCCAACTACTTCCTTAGCTTTCCTTGATGGTGAATGAGCGTCTATTCCATCCATAGCAGCCCCAGTTAGGTTCTTATCTACAAAGTCCTCAACATTTCCTGATACACTACTGCCAAAGTTGCCTTCAAGGTCATATGATACCAATCCGCTTCCGAATGAAGACATTACATTATTTGCACCATCAGTAGCAGCAGTCTGTACTTCGTCACTTCCATAAATGTTACTTACTACATCAGCGGCAGTTACTTTATAGTCTTCACCGACCATTTTATATAATAAATCCTGGTTAGCTTCATCGACTTTCCAACCTTGTTCATAGAATGCCTGAACTTCAGCATCAGTCAAATTAGCAACTTTTCTGTTTATTACTTGTCTAGTTTTACCACTTACAGTATCTCCAACTTGTAATCTCTTACCAGTAGCTTCATCATAAAGATCTGAAACACCCGAAGTATCAACGCCTTTAACACCATTATCAAATAAACTTTGGAAACCATCTTTAAGACTACTAGCACCCGATTTAACTTTGTTAACGATGCCATCAGTTGTTAGTCCACCAAGTAGGTTAGCTTTTCTTTCGGCAACTTCTGATGTATCATCCAAAGCGCCGCCAACTACTGATGATGTGGTATTTGAAATAGAACCACTTTCATTATTCAGCTGACTTTGATAAGAACTAGATGCTGTAGAAGCTGCAGATTTACCCTGCTGAGCTGCTATTTTCTGAACATTAGCCGATAGTTCGTCTTCAATGCCCTGATACCAATCTATCTTCTCTAACAGACCTCCGAATATTTCATTAAGGATATTAAAGAGTGTTAAAGCTACAATGTCAATAACTGCTCTAACAGCGTTACTTATACGATCCTGATTGTTATACAGAACCTGTGCTATTGACTCGATGATTGTAAGAATTAATGATACCACTCTTTCTAGGAAAGTTGGGAACATAAGTTCAAGACCAGTCATAGCTCCGGTTACAAATGAATAAACTAATATAATTGCATACTTAGATAACGTACTTGCATAGTTAACAAGTCCATCAAGAAGTGTATCTACAATATGTAATATGTTACGTACAATTTTTGGTGAATAATTAGCTATTACCGCGGACAAACGCAATACTCCATGACCGACTATCTCAGCAACCTGCTCTACCCAAGAATATAATAAGGCAAGAACCGTATTTCCTATAATAACAAGGCTAGCAATTATCTGTGGCTGACTTTCAGCTAATGCCACAAGTCCATCAGTAACGCCTCTAACGACACTTACTAATATAGTAGAGAAATTCTTCTTCATGGACTTAGCGAGTGCTTCAAGCCCAGCAGCATATGTCTTGCCAGAAGCTCCTAAAGCTGCAATGTTTACTACTAGATTGCTAATAACACCTGTTAGTAATATTGCCGGTAATAATAACGCTGACAGGCCCATAGACATGGACATTAAGCCAACTCCCGTTATAGCTAACGCCATTGCAACCTTAATCAATCCCGATGCAAATACGAACATTGCAACACCGAGAACCGCAACTGCACCTATAAGTGCAAATATAATGTCAAGCTTAATATTTGAATACTGTACTTTTGTTAATTCTATAAGACATTTAACCAATGTTGGTACACACTTTGTAAATGCCATGATGGATAGTGATAAGGTTAATAAAACGGCTGCCATAGCATATAATGGTGGTACCAACGACTCTAATATAACTGTTACACCACCTGGTATGGCATAGTTTAAAGCCGCCAATACAATTATTACACTTGTCAAAAGGAATAAAGCGACGCCCATTTGTACACAAGCCCTAATGAGTTCACCCCAAGAAAACTGTGAAAGTATAGCCAATGTAGCAGCAATTGGTATTAATGCTACGGAAGCCAAAGCTAACGATGTAGCGTCAGCAAGATTTATATGAACTGAAGATATAATTGCCATCATACCGGCGAATGCTATCATTGCAATTGACATAGCACCAGTTGCAGCTACTATTGATCCCCAACTATCTCCAAGAGCTGCGATGCCCATAAGAGACGAACCAATAATAGCTACAAGTCCAATCATTATTGCCATAGCAGCTAGATCTTTTCCGGTCAAACCAGATGGCCATGATTTCTTTAGCACGTCCAGCATACCAATAAATACTGCAAGTACCATAGACATAGCTGTTCCGGCCATAAGAATGTTTATGTAATCATCTTTACCACCAACAGCCGCAATACCCATCAGTGAAGCACCAATAACGGCAATCATACCTATTGAAATTGCTAAACCAGCAAGTTTTGTCTTAGTCATCTTCTTAGGCCATGACCTATTGATGATTTGCATAGCATAAGCCATTGCCACTAGAACCATTGTCATACCATAGCTAGCAGTAAGAACTGATTTCCAGTCTTTGCCTAAAGCAGCAATGCCCATTATAGAAGCGCCAACGACAGTAACCATACCAATCATGATTGCCATTTCGCCAAGTCGTCTTTTTGAAAGATTCGATGGCCATGACTTATTAATTATAGCCATAGTGCCACCTACAGATAGCATAGCAACGCCAAGAGCTCCAGCAGCACCGATAACATTACCATATTCTTTGCCATACCTAGCCAATGCCAACAACGATAAAGCAACTGTAGCTACCATTAACGTCATTAATAACAGCTTCTTTTCATTAATTTTCTTAGCTTGATTACAAACTAGCCACATAGTAGTAGCTAAAGATAATAATGCCAAACCAAATAAACTTACGGCTTCCCACATAGCATCTTTATTTGGTATTAAGCTTAATAATGCTATAATAAGAGCCATTGATGCTATCATACCTATCATAGCCGCTATAGATTTTGGATTAGCTTTCTCACTAAATTGACTAACCGCTACAAGCATGGTAGCTAATACTGAAATTGCGGCTAAAGCACCTATTCCTTGTATTATAACCTCTATATCACTAACTTTACCTAGTAATACCAATACTAACGCCATAATAGCAAGCATAGCACCTATAGAAATTAAGGCCTTTGCGGCTCCACTAGCTTTAACAGCAGCTATCTGCATGACTCTTACCATAAGGATTATCATGCCAAATATTGCTATTATACCCATACAGGCCAAAGCATATGCTTCCGAACCATAATCATTATACGTTTTAGCTAATAGTCTAATAGCAAGCATTATTGCCATTATAGATACTGCCGAAGCAATTATAACTCCAGCCACACCCGTTGCTTTAGCACCAGTTACACCCATAGCAATCATAAGACCACCGATCATTCCTAATATAATTAGAACCGGTATAAACTGATTAAGATGAAGTAGTATTTCATCCATTGATACACCATACGCCATAATATCTATTAGGGCCAACTCGATAAGCCAAATAGATCCAACTATAGCTAATATACCAACCATAGAAGAGAAACTTGTCTTACTTGCTAATAATGCTATGCCACCAATAGTAATTAAGCATAAGCCTACTATGCCGAGCTTTTCTATAATACCGTCAAGTTGTAACTCTGATAACTTATTAAGTGATGCTACTAAAATATAAACCGAACCAGCTAAGAATAAGAGTGAGATTCCGCCCTTAGAAATAGATGGGGCATATTTAGATATAACTATAGCAACACCTGTTATCTCGGCTAGCAACAGTGTAAGGACGCCAAGGCCTATAAACATCGGCGTAGGGTCTAACACACTTAGTAAAGCTAACGATGCTGATAATATAAATACTGCGCCAGCCAAAGACAGCATTACTGCTGATAACTGTGTTAATAGTTTAATTAGGTTAGCGCTTTCAACGGCTGTTAATTTCTTTGTTAAAATAGTAAATGTTATAGCAAACGATGCTATTACGGTAAGAATAGCAGTCATAGCCCCAACACTATCCCAAAGCCTGTCTGCTGGAATCTTAGAAATTAAATAGAGTGACGCCGCCAAAGATAATAAAGCGATAGCAACAGCTCTAATAATTTTAGCTTTTCCATTTAATGGATCATAGATTCTCTTAGCAAGTGCCTTGAATGTTCCAGAAATACTATAGAACATCGTTTCCATAGATATAGCAACATTACTAAAAGTAAAGAAGAAGTAACTAAGTGAACCAAGCAAAGTCATTACAGATGCTGCAAAGCCAATTAATACTGTTTTAGCATAGTCAAAGTTAGTTACTTTATCGACTATGAATTTAGCAAAACCATTTAATTTATCTCTGACAACATCAAAATAGCCAGCTAAAGTTGATAGAATACCTATTGGGCCTTTTGACTTCAGCAAATCTCCAGAAATGAGCTTTGTTTTAGCCATATTAATTCTGAGCTGCGAATAAGCGTCGGTTACATTAGCTATAGGATCGGCTATAAGCTTAAATTTGTCATACACTTTGTCTAGCATGCTTTTTGTATCACTACTAAATTGCAGCATGTTCTCCAAAGCTGTATTAATATTACCGAGCATTCTATCCATAGTACTTGTATCGGCATTATCAGCTACTCCAAACAAATCGTCCAAAGCCATCATAGCTTTATCAATATATGTTAATAAGTCGCCTTTTAATGTATCAGAAAATTCACCCAACGCATCTGTAATTTCTTGAACTGCTGGTAATTTAGTAAATTTCTCAAAGAATAATCCCAGCCAGTCTGTTACTTTGGAAATTACATTACGAATTTTTGTAAGTATTCTGTTTAAATAGTCGCCTTTCTTAATGAATTCATTAAAATTAGTAACGGCTCTACCAACTTTATCGCCGAGCCATAAGAAAGCATCTATTATTACGGATAAGATAGGCGATAGCGTTGCTGATAGTACTGATGCAACGAATCCAAAAGCCTGTCTTATTAAATCTATCACAGAAAGTAGTCCTGAGAAAATTCCTTCTAATTTCTCAGCTCTTTCATCGTTAATTTCTATCGCAGATCCTAATTCTGCTACTATTTTGATAAAATTGCCAAAGTCTTTGGCTACATCTTTCCAAGAAAAGACCTTCTTAATTGATTTACCAAGAGCACCAACAACTTTCTTTACAGAACCAATGCCCTGTTTGATCATATTAAAGATTTCTACTATTTTCTGAAGGGCCACAAGACTCGGAGCATATGCCGTAGAGGTTTCTTCAACTTCTTCTTTGGTATCGGTGACAGCTTCTTTGGTTTCAGTAGCCGCCGATTTTACTGTGTTCTTATACTGTTCAACAGCGGCTGTAATATCGCCATTATTAGAAACGATAAGATTAACTAAATCCTGAACATTATCATAATTAATGCCTGCAGCTTCAAGCATCTGTTCACGAATAACGCCATTACCAAATGTACCTCGTTCCCAGATAGCTCTAGCAGCGTTCTCTTCTCTTTCTGTAAGTGATCTAAGGACTTTATCTGCTGTTTTTGCAGTCTGAACGATCTCGTCAAGTCCTAACGCCTTACGCATAGCATCGACATGTGCTGTGAAGGCATCTATCCAGCCAGAAAGTGTATTCATACCGTCGGCTATTGTCTCAATAAAGGTCTTAGCCTCTGGACTATAGCCAAAGAATTTAAGTATAGAAGCACCAAGTTTAGCAACAGATGAAACTAAGGTCTTAAAAGGTTCTTTAAGAGGCTCAATTTCTTTCTTTACTCGGTTAATAGCCAATCTAAGCTGATTGACCATCTCAATGAACTCTTTGTTCTCTATGATTCCACTATAAAATATCTCACCAATTCTGGATAAAGCGGCTCTAACGTTTGAAAGAGCACCCGTAAGAGTCTCATTAGCCCTTTGAGCCTGATCGCCAAAAGCCTCGTTCATGGCTTCTGAAAATTGTTGAAAACTAATTTGGCCCTTAGATGCCATGTCCCTGACTTCTTCTGTAGTAGTATGCATGCTATCGGCTAAAATACCAAGAACATTAAGACCCCTGGATGAGAACTGCATGATTTCATCACCTTGAAGTCTTCCTTTTGCTGCAACCTGGTTAAATACATAACCCATTTCTTCAAATGATGAGTTTGCCATAGCTGCTGAACCGGCGATAGCCCTAAGAGCTGTATCCATATCGGAACCTAATTCTACGCCAGAAGTAGCTAACTGTGAAGTAGTTGATACCGCTGCATCCAAACCATATGCTGTTCCATCAACCGCTTTCGAAGCCGAATCAAATGCTGACTTTACTCTTTCGGCTCCATCTTCATACTTAGCAAATAATCCTTCCAACTGGAATCTAGCGTCAGCAACCTTTTGTGCTCTTGCTTTACCTCCAGAAGTAATTTGACCGAATGTAACTTGTTCTATTCTTGAAGCAAAGTTCATAGCTTTATTGGTAAGATTAGAGATAACGTTCATACCAATAACGCCTAGAGTCGAGAATCTGTTAGATAAACTCATAACAGCACTCTCTATATTACCTAAAGAAAAACTATTGAAATGTTGCTGTAAGGTATTTAATCCTGTAACCTGTGTATTAAACTGAAGAGCCTGCTTGAGGTTATCCAAGCTGGTAATAGTTTCTTTAATGCCGGCTTCGAATTGTTTGTTGTCAAATTCCATCGAAACGACTTTGTTGTCGACAGTATTACTCATACTTTGTTAACCTCCTCCCAAACTTCTTCTGCTAATTTATCAAATATTGACTTCATTGCAGGGTTAATATAATCTACACCCTCAACCCAGTAGCCGGTTCCAGTTGCATGCCCATACTGTAGCATGAGAGCAACGTTAAACCATTCGTCAACCACGTTGTCATTAAGCCAAGTAATTTTTATCGTCTGTTTCTGTGGGTTCTTCTCAATCTCATACCTCCATGAAGCTGCGGTTAGTCCCGTATCTACCGGTGTAGCTTCTGATAAAGCTTCAACACCCTTTTGTGCAAACTTATGGAGGTATGTATCGATATCTAAATGCTCATTCCGGCGTAAGAATTTCTCTAATTTAGCAAAACTGCCAGAATGTCTAACTTCAATTACTCCCATTTTGAGTTAATCCTTAAGAGCTCCACTAGAATCGAACTTGCAAAGAGTTCCATCAATTAAACGGGACGTATTACTTATCATGTATCCATCTTCATCGAAGTAGTACCATTTTTTGTCAACTTGTGCCCATTCATTTTTAGCATACCATCCAGTTCCAACTCCTCCGAGCCACCAACCCTTTACGTCTAAGAACCACTTGTAGACATTGCCGTCCCAAGATCCATCTCCTCGAACGTAGTACATCTTCTTATTGGTGTCATAGTCCGAAGACTTAATATACTCTGAGTATGCCATGTTGCCTGAATCCCAGAAATAGTAATCTTTACCGTCTATAGTCTTCCATTGACCCTTTACCGGTTTGCCATTTTCATAGTATTTCCAACCGCCTTTAGATCCTTTAACCCATCCGGCTTTTACTGAATCAACAGGCGTATCAAATAGCTCTTTTTCTGCTTGTCTTCTTCTAACGAGCCCTGGTAATTCTGTTCCTCCGGCTTTAGTATAGAGTAGAATCTTTTCAGAAATAGTGGCTATACTCCTTCTTCCGTAATCGGTAAGCTGTCCTATAGAACCGATATTAAATGCAAATGATACCAACGCATCAAACTGATTCTGATTGAAGTGATACATTTCATTATACCTATTAACGTGGGTTACATAGGTTGCTAAATCTTCTCTAAGGAATTGATCGGCTTTTTCACGAGTAATAGACATTCCGCCATATACTCCTGAAGTATGTCCCCATCCAATAGTCCATATTCCTATAGGATCTCTATAAGCATTAAGGTATGGGCCGCCCTCAAACTCTTTAATAAGATTTATACCTTTTTCTGATACATTCATAAGCATCATCCTTTCGATTTGAGTCTAGCTCTCCTCTGGGCATTTAGGGCTCTGTTCTGTGCAAGTGTTTCCCCTCTGCCCATTTTCTTCTTATCAGGATTATTCTCTTCTCCTGCAATTTCAATTAAAGCCATTAATCTACTAAAGTTCCATTTTTCACATGTAAACGGTATGTTAAATGCTGTCATCCAGAAGTAGATTAATTCTGAAGTGACAAACTTCCCAGAATGTCTGGCCCTATGCCCATTCGAGTTAGGCTTAACGGTGGTAGCCGTCTGTGACTCTTTAATATAGTCCGTTATCTTACTAATATGCTCATTCGTTAAAGCTTTATACACGTTAGGGTCTACATTCTGGGTTATTGTCATACATCTTATATAATCTAGAGCTTCTTCATCAGACTTAGGAGTCTCAGACAAGTATGGTTTTTTCCACTTTGTCTCCCATTTTGAAATAGAAACGAGAGAATGTTCCAAAACCAATGTCTGCTCTTTCGTATAAAGAAACTCGTCGTTTTCTTCATCAAACAATTCCGATGCTGGAATAGTTATAGTCATTGGCATATTACTGTTCCTCTAATTTACTTACGTCAATGCCATATTCAGCTGCCTGATTCTTAAACTCAGAAGCAAGCTGAGCCATGTATTCTTTAGGCATAAGGCCCTGAATGAACTCTAGCTGTGCCTTCTCATTAGAAATAAGTTCTGTAAGCAGTTCTGAATAAGCTTCTGACTGTACAAATTCATCAAGTACCTGCTGATTCTTAATAAATCTCTTTCCGTCATCAGACTTAACACCATATGACTGTTTAATAAAGTTATCAAATACTGTAATGATCTCTGCCTGGTTATTTGTATCAAGAAGTCTCTTGAGATATGTCTGATAACCACCGTTCTTTGACAACTGCATTTTAATGAGCTCACCTTTATTCAAGTTAAAATAAAAAGGCTCTGTTCTTTCTTCTCCATTGTAATCTGTATAAGTAATTTTCTTTACATACATAAGTTTATTCTCCTTTTTTCTTTTTATTTAAAACAGCGGAAAGGCCACCTATTAGATAACCCCTCCGCCGACTCTAGCTTATAATAAGCAGAGATTAACCTTCTGATGGCTTTTCTGGTCTAGTAGGAACTGTACCCTCTTTAATACAAGCGATGATCTCTTCTGGCTTTGGAAGCCATGCAGCAACAGCTGATGTAGGATTCTCTCCTGTAGTAGCTGCTGTTCCATAAAGGATACTTTCAAGTGTTGCGAGGTTAGCAGCTGTTTCGACCTTGGTACTATCGATTGTAAGCACTGAAATTGGCTTATAATCCTTATAGTCATTACCACCGATAGCAATAGGTGTGGTTGTGAACTCATAAGAGAACTCAATAGCTTCTGGTGAGTCATTTACTGTTGAATAAGCTCTCTCTGAAGGTGAAGCAGAAGCATTGTAAACGATATGGAGCTTATAGCCCTTATTATCACCTTCTGTATCACTACCAATTCTTGTTCTATAGCAAAGTCCGAAAGGCTTTCTTGTCTGCTGTCCAACAATAACACCTGCTTCTGGCTGAGCTGATCCATCGCACTGCTCCCACTCATCTGGATAAGTATAGCAAGTGATAGTTCCACCGAAGTCCTCGGCACCTCTAAGAACCAGATACTTAATATTATCAGCATAGATGTTGTTAGGATCTCCTCCTGATGGTGATTCTGTTACACCAGTAAGTCCGTTCCAAGCAACTCCGTCATCATAATTTCCGTTTTTAAACTGTGGGAAAAGTACACCATGGTCCACACCTGTTTCATAAAGATGTTCTCCAGTTTTATCCCATTCAAGTAAAAATGACATAAGTTTGTCCTCCTTAATAAAATATTACGAATACTTCGTGATTTAAATTATTTGCTATATAGTGACGGTTATAAGTAATATTACTAAAATGATCTAGTAACTTCTCTTTCATGTCACTTATAGGATTTGGGTCTATATACATAAGCTGGTAACCCTGTACATAGTGATACGTCTTGTTATCTGCAAAACGTTGTACACCTCTATCTTCAGTATAACGAATACAAGGGTACTGCATCTTTTTGGAAATTGATCCTGGCGGCTGATAATATACATTGGTTGAACCGAGTATTTCTTCTAGTTCCGAATGTAGTAATACCCTCCGGTCTTCAATTCGTCCCATTGTACTCACCCCCTAAAGACAATATAATTTTAGGTGTCTTTATGTTGATAGATTTAACGGCCCACTTAGTACCGTGTCTAATTACATATCGTATAGCACCTATGTTCTCAAGTAAATAGGAGTTAGTAACAATCGTAATTTCTTCGCTAAGAGAAAGCTGGTCCATAACTTCTGCTGGCTGATCCCATCTTCTAAATTGGTTATTAATTTCACCTTTATAGAATTTTTCAACAACCTTAGGCATAGTTACGCCAGGCTTTATTTCTTCTTCTATCACAAAACCTACATAACCTGCGAATTTCTTCATGTTACTACCTCCTTTCTACCATTTTGAATGAATTAGCCTTCGTTAGATGGAGCTGCTACACCAATAGTAACAGTCATTGCTGACTTAGGTCTTACAAGTGCTCCAGAACGTCTTGTCTCGATCAGGTACTTGTACTGGTTGTAATCAATGTCAAAGTCATCGAAGATACCCTTAGCAGCTCTTGGATCATTACCAAGATTGTAGTCTTTCATGTTAACAATAACACCAACGAGGTCTCTACCATTAATCTGCTGTCCTTCCATTACTTCAACAGTAGTGATCTTGCTTACACGAAGTGCTGTTGCAAGCTCTGGTACTGTCTTGTAAAGTCTATGGCCAATACCATCCTTAAGAAGGAGCATCTCTGTAACCCAATCCTCGGTTGTGAAGAATGTAGGATTGCCTGATCCCTTGTAGTCCTTACGTCCTCTAAGTATTCCTTCGATAATAGCATCGGCTTTCTCAGCGCCAGTAGCATCTGCTGCAACGTCAACCTGTACCTGGATGTTAAACAGAGGAACATCCTTAGCAATAGGACGGATGCAGTCTTCTTTAACCTTATCTTCTGAAAGTGGATCTCTGCCATCACCGATAAGCATTGCTCTAGCAACTTCCTCGTCAAGCATTACTTCCATCTCAGCCTTAATCCATGGAACGATATCGAAATCTGTGATGTCCAGGATGTCATCTCTATCAAGCTTCTGTTTCTTGTAGATAGTGCAAGGTCCTGTAACACGCTTAAGAGTCGTGAATACTTCCTCTTTCTTAAGGCCGCCCTTCATATAACCTTTAGCCCTTGCATCATCTTCTGTAATGTCAGCATAAAGGGACTTAATTCTGCTGAATGGAGTCTTGCTAGCTCCGTTAATTACTTCATTTACCCATTCGGTATTTCTCTTAAGCCACTCTGGTGGAGTATTAAGGCTCTTGTACTCAGGCATCAGCATACTAGCGTCATTAAATCCATAAGTCTGTGTTCCTGTTGCTACTTCCATTCCTGTAGTATCGATTGAATGAGCCAGAACAGCTTCTTTAAGAGAACCCATTCTCTTAGCGTCAGCAAATACTTCTGCTATTTCTTCTTTTGTGAGGTACTCATCCTCATAGTTTGTGTCATTGTCAAAAGCGCTATGTTTCACGTTTTCGTCCTCCTCATCGTTATTTCCGGCCCCAGCATCTTCCAGAGCCTGTCCTATGATTGCATAAACAGCGGTCTTCTGTTCATCAGTGAGTGTCTCAAATACTTCACCTACTGTCTTATCGCCGCCTTTGTTTTCCGGTGCATCTGCCACTTTTTCGTCCTCCTTTTCATTTTTGTCAGAGTGCTCGATAGTCTCCTCTGATTTGAGTTCTTCAGTCTCATCATCGTCATCAGCCCAATCCAAGTCACCATGCTCAAACGAAAAGTCTTTTACATTTGGATAAATATAAGCTTCGTCATCAGCATACTCATAGCCATCTCCATGTGCCAGGAGTGGATAGTCTATGAGAGCTCCAGGATTAGCACCGGCTAGTACAAGACTAAGTTCTTTAATATCCCCGTGAAGTACTTCCCTATCTTTTCCATGCTTAAGTTTATTAGCATAGATAGAGAAAGCATCAAGATCACAATGGTCTATTAGTTCTCTTACTGTTTTTGCTTTTTCGGTATTATTAAGAGAGCAATATGCATATACTCCCTCAGGTCTATTTTCAAGAAAGGCATGTCCCAGAACTGACTCCGGATTATCGTGGTCATGATTCCAGACTAATGGCACCTTCTTATGATCATTACCGAGGAAAGCGTTTCTTCGAATTGTTCTACCGTCAGCGCACTTAATGTCGTTCTTGGTAGCCCATCCGCAAAAATCGTATTTCGCTGCCATTTTGAATGATTCCTTTCTAATAATTGTTTTCTTCTTCGAATGGATTACTTTCATCCATTGGCGGTTCTTCTTGAGTTTCATTTTTGTTCTGATTCAAGTTACTATTAATAAGCTGATCGGCCTTAGGATCATCAGATGGTCTGTAGCCGATAATTCCTCTAATCTCGTTAGATGAAAGAATCTCATTACGAGTAAACTTATCAGCAATGTCTGCGATATTGTTAACCGGAACAAGTTTAAATGAATCTCTAAAGAACATTATTGAATGATGCTGAGATCTAGCAGTTTTAGATAGGAACTTTCTCTTAAATTCATCCGTAATAGCAGAAAGAATTGGTTCGATTGTAGAGTTATAGTAATTTAGCATCTCTTGTTCGCTAGCAGTACCATTAAGAATAGCTTCGGAGATACCCAACTGGCTGTATAGCATACTCGTAAGGTACTCAATCTGCTTCATAAGATTGTTCTCGATTGGTCTGTTAAGCTGCGTGATATGCTCGGTGGCATCAGCGTAAGCTATACCATATTTGGAACCTGCTAACTGACGCTCTATATCAGCTCTACGTTCTTCTGCTTGTTTCTTTCTAGTTTCATTACGAATGGTGTAAGGTAACTGAATAATCAGATCCAGTTTTCCAGCACTAGACTGTTCATCAACAGCATCTAACAACACTAATTTATGTATAAGTCTTCTAAGAACCGAGTTCTGTTCGTTCATAACGGCATAGAATGGATTTTCAATGATCGCCGTATCGGATTTCTGACAAAGAATCTTCTCGTGTTTACCAGTATCCTCGTTATAGACATCCACTTTTACAGCTCTTGGATACCATTGAACAATCTTTCCTACTCTAAGTTCTAGAATGTTATACGAATCTGTTTGTTTAGGGTTTGTATCGGTTGCAACTGGTACAACGGCAACACATCCCTCATCAAACATAGAAATGACAAGATCTTGAAAAAATAGTCGTGATGTCTGATCTATATTAGCCTCAACCGTGAGACAATTATTAAGATCGTCATCTACAGTTTCCTTAAACTTGTCATTCTCATCAACCAATACATGCATAATTTTGCAGTTGGTTACATCTATCGATATTCTGTTGTAAATTGCCGTAATAATTGACCTATCATTGCCATAAGACATTGTCGTACGGTCTGGTCTATAATAACTACCGGCTAAATAAGTTTGAGAGCCTATTGTCGGATCTCTGCCCATAAACGCATTCCAGGCATTCCGGAGTTTTACTCTAAAATCTGCCATTTTGAATTAATCTCCTATCTTTTTAATTTAGCCAGTATCGACTGAACTTTACTTTTTCCTTTGTTAATATTTTCAGAGTGAACTTCTTTAAAAGACTTGCCGAATAACTTTAATTTAGAAGTGAATTTCTTAGCTTCTGCCTGTCGTTTTTCACTACGTTCTTTTATAGAAGTAGTTTCTTGCTTATAAGCTTCCGAACGTGCTTTAACTTTTTCTGCACGCTTTTGATCGGATAATCTATTCTGTTCTTGCCGTGCTAATTCTTTTTTATATTCGCCTTCGCTTTTTGATCTAGCAACATCTCTTTCAGAACGCTTCATATATTCTTTATACTTAAAGTCTTTTATGTATTTTTCGTACTCGGTTTTGTAACCATGATGATCAGCATACATCGTATATTGATGATCTTTTTCTTTTTGCTTCTTTTTCCACTCTTGGTATTGTTGTTCAGGTGCTTCCGAATCCCTTTGGTATTTTTTCCTGGCAGCTGTATATTGCTCTGCATTGTCATCATATAACTTACGACGTCTAGCAGCTTCTTCACTTGCATGAATAGATGCTTTCTTTTTATCTTCCGTTCTTTGCCCTAATTCAGCTTTTTTTCTTTCTGCATTTTTACGTGCTTCATAGCCCGTTGAATTAACAGCTGTACTATGATAAGAAAGAGTAGGCCTAAACGAATTCGGATCACGATTTATGTTCGTTCCATCGTGTGTATATGTTCCTTTACTAGGTGACAAATATCTCTGTTTACCTGCATATGTTAGGCTACCATCCGCATTTTGGAATCGTCTTACACCTCTTCTTTGGCCTTTAATACCATAATGGTAAAGTTCTTCACTAGTTAATCTTTTTACTTTCATAAGTAGCTCCTATTCAAACGCATCCGGATTTGCCTTGAACGAAACATAGGCATCCATCAATGCGGCTACATTATCTATTTTTGCATCATGCCTTTTCTTAAGAAGTTTCCTATTTCCATTAGTATCTTCAAGAGTAATACAGTTACCCATAGCGAACTGCATAATATCTTCATCAAATAGTAATGCTCGTTCTTCTGCTAAAATCTTTAATTCTCCAAGAGGTACAGATTCAGTTCGAGCTCCCTGCGGAACTTTAGTAATACCAAAAGGACCATTCTCCTGTTCCCAGCGTTCAATAAACTCTTTAGCAAAGTATGGATCGTATCCAATAGAACGAACGTCGTAATCCATGGCCATTATATGCTCATCGAGATCGTCATAGACTTTCATAAGATCTAAAACGGTATCGTCCATAATAACCAGGGAACCTTCTTTTATGAAATTGTCGTATTTGTTTCTCATTGAAGGTGGTAATTTGGATAGCGTTAAATCTGTAATATAACTACGGCATTTAACACCGAAACAGCCGTTATTTAACGGAAATAGAAACGTGAATGCACAGAAGTCATCGCCTTGAGAAAGGTCAGCGCCAACAGCACAAGGCTGAGATCTAAACGTTCTCTTACGTTTATGCTTCTGAATATCTTCGTAAGAAAAGAAATATGTATATCCCTCGAGAGGAATATTGAATCGTTTTGCTAAAATATCATTTCTAGCTGCCGGAGCTTTTTCAGCTCTTTCTACATCTAACTGGTATGTCTCATAGCTTACAGTCTCTCCTAGATTAGGATTGGCTTTAATCCACATATCCGGATCGGCTACTTCATTAATATCATCAAGCTTGTAATACCAGATAGAAACGTGAGGCTGATAGTATTCTCCTTTAAGAATCTCCATCAGCTCCATTTTAATATCATCGCCAGGTCCATTTCTTACTGTACCTTCTGAACTAGTGGCAACAATTAAGTAATCCTTATTCTTAGCTGCTCCCTGCTCTATCGCGCCTATAACATCCTCACGAATATCTCCAGATAACCACTCATCTATAGTAGCGATTTTACATTTCAATCCCTGAAGTTTATTGATCGTCATAGGACGAATTTCTAAATATGATCCAGTAATAAAGTTCTGAATACCTATTTTAGTAGATGCAAGTTTTTGACGATTAGCCTTAGAACCAGTGGTATTTTGCAAAGAGCCTTCTGTTAAGAATTTGAATACAGGCCCTCTTGCTCTTGTGATAGCAGTTCTAAATGGTGACATAACCTCTTCTGCTTGCTTCATAGTTGGGGCAGTTGTAATTTGGTGTGTTGTCTCATAGTCCATTATTAGCCAATAAGCTTGTATACAATAATCGTACATAGACTTGGCAGCACCACGCGGTATGATAAGATACTGTCTATTAATTAACCGCTTTTTCTCTTTGACCCACTTATACTTACCTCGTCTGCCATTAGATCCTGGAACAAATACTTGTTTTTCGACAAAGTAATACCATCCAAATATTTCTTCAGCCCAAAGCTTAAATGTAAAAAGGAGCTTCATATCATCGCCATTGGATAACGTAAGTTCTTCCTCACAGTACATGATAAAGCCATTTACAGCCTTATCGTCATAATAATATCTTGGATCTCGTATTAAGTCATCGATACGATTCATTTCCATAGAAATTGTTTCGCAGACTGGTATTTCACCACGCAGTACCCTCTCCCTAAATTGTCCATAATAAATGGGCACCGCAGTATTACTTAACATTTAGTCTCCTATTTCTCTTTCTTCAAATCTTCTAATATAGCATCTAAAACTACAAATCCACCGGCAATAGTTGCAGCTGGAATAGTAAACGCTGCTGCAGGACTAGATAATACCGAAGCAGCGGCCATAGCTCCTAATGACACATTGCTTGATGCTGCCACCGTAGGCATGGCCATTTTTGCTATTGCTATTATTGCAGCAGCTGTTGCACCCGCGTATAATGACTTTTCGGCATTCTCTTTAGTTAATTTTCTTTTATTGCTCCTGGGACGATACCGTTCGTTGCCTTCACGTGTATATGTACCATTAGCATATTGGTATCTACGTATACCATGCTTCTGACCTTTAATTCCTCTATGGCATAAGGTATCTGATGGTAAACGTTTAACATTGGAATAAATATCTGAATGCTTAAGGTTCTTCTTTCTTTTAAGTAATCCTTTGGCTTTGCTATAACCTTCGGAATATACTTCTTTGAAAGACTGGCCTAAACGCTTAGCCTTAGTCGATAGTTTCTTATTGTATGCTTTAGTCTGTTCAGCACGTTGTGCACTTTTTGCAGCTTCTCGCATATAGTATTTTCGTCGATCTACTTTAGCTTCTGCCTCTTCCATCTTTCCAGATTCTTTATCCCTTTGATTGTTTTCAGATAAATATCCCTTTTTCTTTCGTCTATGCTCAGGCTTTACGTTTCCTTCTTCGTCAGTCCATCCATACATAGCCATCGCCGGAGAAAGTTGATTATAGTCACCTTTAAATTCTTCGAAATTTGCATATGGAATATCTGACACTTCACCTGTTTTCATAGTAAGTGTACCATATGTATCTAGGGCCAACATATTACCATTTATCGTTTGTGCAGTCCATTCTTCAAGATAACTATATGCTGTATCAGCATCAGATTCTTCTTTCCATGTGTTGTACCTATTAATCAATGATTCGTCATCTATTCCCAAAGCGCTTTTCCATCGGTTATAAGTATTTTCATCTTTAAAGGTGAACGTATATTGATCGTAACCTTCCGCGTCTTTGACTGTTTTGTAACCTACTTGATTGTCTTTTAAATTCGGATCTACTTGAAAATCTATAGAACTACATTTAGATACCTGACCTACTTTCGCTTTACGGGCATAATTCATATAGTCTTCTGTAAAACGCGAATTACGGCCTATATACTTATCTTGTCTTCCGACCGGCGTTGTATTACCTAAGCCTTCACCACGTCTTTTAACACCTTTAGAATATCCAGTGGTATTTTTATTTTTCTTTCTTGGGTCAGAAGTACCTGAAGATCTAGTGCCTACAGGCTCATATTCCTTTGTTATTACACCCCATCTCTGGCCTTTTACTCCATAATGGCAAAGTTCGTTAGAAGGTAATCTTTTTACTTTCATAAGCGTTTACCTCCTATTTATATGTTCGGTCATATCTTTTTAATCGATCCTTCTGTAATGATAGCTCCCTTGATCCTCTAAATGTTGCCATCGTTGGCACCACTAGTACAGATCCGCCTGCTGTAGGCATAGTAGCTGCAAGTATGGCTGCACATGCTGCGGTGGTCATAAAGGATTTACCGTCTGCTACGGCTTTTACTTTTCTTTCATGTTTCATATCGTCGAAAGACATATTTTTTATAACTTGATACTCTTTTTCGCCATTGCTGATAGTATCATTAAGTCTTTTTATTCTCTTGTCATTTGATAATTTTTCTTTTAATTTATTTACCTTCTCAGTGTCACCTTTTTCTTTAGCTTTTGCTATTTTTGTCTCGTACCTTAATTCTGTTTTTCTTTTTGCATTATTGTAAAATCCTATTTTATTAGAAACTTTATCGCGTTCAACTTCTTGATATCTTTGAAGTTTTTGCCTTCCAAGAGCTGTAAGCGAACCGTCCTCATTCTGATAACGTCGAATGCCCCATCTCTGGCCTTTAATACCGTGATGTGCTAATTCATCATCTCTAAGTCGTTTGACATTACTATATATATCATCGCTATGCTTAAATGAACTTCCGCCAGTTAAATACTGTATGTCCTTAGAGTCATAGCCCTTTTTCTTGAGCCATTCTTTAAATTCGGATTGAACAAATGGCCCTGAATGTTCATCACCATATACTTCTCTAACTAGCTGAGCCTGTACTGCAGCTCTCTTGTTACCTTTAAGCCCTTTCTTAACTTCAGGTACTAAACCAGCTTCAACAAATGTTTTCGCTATGTTAACATCCTGTTTACTATCAAGTTTCTTTCTTCTAGCTTTATCAATAGCATCATTCACATTCTGTCCGCTATCGAAAGCACTTTTAGTCTTATCTTTTTTACTGTTATTCTGCTGCTTATTAGCCTCTTTATCGCTCATTCCGCCATTATTAACAGTACGCTGATTCTTAGCGATTTTGGCTTTGTATTCCCATTCTCTAGATTCTCTTTCTAATTTCTTAAAGTCGTCATCGCCTTTCTTAAGATCATTACGATCCTTTTGTACTTTCTCATAATCGTAATTAGCTCTTTCTAGTTCTGTCTTTCTCTTAAGATCTGCGATTTCTTTTTGATTCTTGCTCTTATTATCAGTGATAGCATTTGTAAGATTAGAAATTTCACTAACAAGTTCAAGCCTTGTCTTTTCATTTCGAAGCTTATCTATTTCGCTAGTCTTCTTTTCAATAATTCCAGCTCTCTGAAGTCCTTCATAAACTTTAATGCCTGCTTCAGCAGCATTTGATACATTGCCAACAACTTTAGCAACTGTAGAAACTTTATTAGAAATGTCCTCTAGTTTTGCTCTATTAGCAGCAGTTTTGTATTCGTTTAGAGATCTATTAAAATCAATTCTACTTAATGCCCTTGCATACTCTTCATCAGTAAGCTTATGCTTAATCTTATCGATTTCATTGGCATTACCAGAATTAATTATTCTTTCTCTTTCTTCCTTTTCGGCCTTCTTTTGTTCCTTAGCATCTCGAAGTTTCTTCATCTTCTTTTTGTCTCTACGGCGTTCGAAGAAACCCTTCTTTTTTTTAACTGCGCTCTTCTTTACAGCAGCACTAGTTGCAGGAGCAAGTGGGTATGGAGGACCATTACGTTCACCCCATTCCTGTCCTTTAATTCCGTGATGGTATAACTCAGTCGGAGGTATTCTCTTCACTTCCATCTTTGTCCTCCTCTTTATCGTCTTTACTACCATTTTGAATCTTTTCATTAGAAACCGCTAAAGCATTCTTAATAAACTTTGGAATAGGTACTCCTATCTTTTCAAGGTTCTCGCAAATGCTTATTAATTCCATAATAACCAGATAAACTGAAATACCTGTAAATACGACATTTGGCAAACAGAATCCAATAACGAACAACTCGCCAATAAGAATAACGGTTATCTCTCCCATCTTTTTGGCAAGTCCTTTGCGCAACTTTGCTGAATCTATTTCATTCTTTATCCACGCATTTATTAGTCCTGTTAAAATGTCTAGAGCCATTAACGCTATAGGAATCATTATAGCCCATAACTCATTTCTATAGTGAAGCTGAGTAACGATGCTTTGTATCTCGTCCATAGTAATTAGCCTCCTTCATGAAAACTATCGACTATAGAGCTCTTGTAATCTTTTAACATCGGTATACCAGTCCGTATAGCATTCAGTTATTTCGTCCATACACTCATCCATGTAATCCGGTGATTCTTTATAAACGGAAGTAACCTTGTTGTAGTAGTCTTGAGCCATAGTATAAAAGTTAGATGCATGCTTGAGTTCCTCAATGCTCATATCATAGAACATTTTGCCCCAATGTGGATCCATAGCTTTTATTTCTATAGCTCTAACGATGTATTCTTTAGAGCCCTCTAGTTCTTCTTTCAAATGATCTTTTAAGTATGTAAGGTTCATTTAATTTCTCTCCTCATAAGAACGTAAACTTAAAAGGCCCTTTAGACAGTTTTTATTATCTACCTAAAGAGCCTTTTGTCAGTTTAACCCTTTAGGTTGTTGAAGTAGTTTGAGTACCACTTCCAGCCCAAGCTACGAATCTTCCCATAGTATTAAGTATGGTCTGTGTCTGCTGTACGTTGTTAAGAGCTGCTTCCTGAGAAACTATCTTAGCCTGTGCATCAGATAATCTATCCTGGAGCATCTGTGTCTTAATTTCGCAACAGCACTGAGACATCTTAGCATCAAGATTCATTAGCTGCTGTGACAATACATTTGTCTGATTTGTGATCTGCAGTCCAAGGTTATTAAATCCCTGAATAGCATTAATCAGATTAGTATTGTTCTGTGCAACAAGTTCTGCAGTCTGTCCATTAACAACCTGTGCCAGATCAAATTTATTCTGGGCGAGCTGGTCGCTAAGTCCCTGCATCTGTAGTTGCTGTGTCTGCGCGTTCTGACTAGCGTTAAGATCGGCGTTAGTAACGAAGCCACTATTTCCATTTGCACCGAATCCTCCATTATTGAGAAACAGTAATGCAAATATCCAAAAGGCCATGCCGTCTCCTCCAAAGAAACCGTTATTACGGTCGTTTAAGAGTGCTACGTCAGAGTTAGAAAGTCCATCCATGATGTCGTCCTCCTGATGTAATTTATTTCTACAATCTGCGCATATTGTATTCAGTTTTAATTTGGTCTATTTAGACCGAGTGATTGAGAAAGGCCATTGAGTACTTCCTCAATTTGAATATCCGTCATTCCTCTTCTACGAGCCTCGGCATAAAACATTGACTTTGGATCAGTGTTCATAACTTGAGCTTGATCTAATATCTGCTTCACGCCAGAGTTATTCATGGCAACTCTTTCAAGAGCCTCTCCTGGTGTTACAGAGGTACTAAGTATTTTGTATGTTTCAGCCATCGGCTTTATTTGTTCCACTATTGTGTTTGGAATGATCGGCGTTGTTTCTGTTTGATAAGTTCTGAATAGACTGCTGGACATTACTAATCATCTCCTTAAGTTCGTTGAATTCTTCTTTAGTAGCATACCGTTTGTCGTAAACTGTCTCTATTGGTTCTTCTTTAAACCTAAATCTACGAATAGACTTATTGTTATTAGCATTTGTTTCGATAAAGTAAAATACATCATCATTATCCTCAAATGCTGCTAGTTTACTATTCGGTAATGTTTGTAATGCTCGAACATCGTCTACAGTTCTAACAGTTATTAAGTTGTTATTAGACATGCCTCCATATGGAAACTGCATCATTTCTATTCTCCTTCGTCAGCCATTATGTAAAGTCTCCAGTACTGTTCATCAGCCCTTTTGCTTAGAGCATCACAGGTAAAGGAATTCTCAGGCGGAGAAAACATTAACTTGGTTTTGTAATACATATAGGTCTTTACGAGCGATAACTGATTAATACTTGTAACAAAGTCACTCCACTTTTCAGTGTTGCCATTAATCTCAAATCCTGTTTTCGGACCAACGCCACCCTGAACTAATTCACTAAAGGCAGCATTAATGTCAGCTATTAACTCTGTATCAAAACTATCTTCCTCTTTGTCTCCAAGGATCATGTCTTTGATTGTTTCAAGAATGCTGTCATCTAAATTAGCCATGATGTCTCCTTTACTTTATGTCTTCAAGATACTTCGACATAACAAAACCTTTATCGATCTCAGTCCAGCCGTTCTCTTCTTTAATTACAGTAACGATTACTCCATTACCAAGAGTTGTAACAATGTTGTCGGCAACTTCTGGTGTTTTTCTGACATTAAGTCTTGAAGAAGTCTTTGTTCTCTTCTGAATTTTCTTAGGTTTCTTCGGAACGACTACTTTTTCTTCCTTAGCCTCTGGTTCTGCTACTTCTGTAGTAACGGGTTTCTTGAAATCTTTGTTGTATCTATGTTTCTTCTCTATCATCTTTACATCCTTTCCACGGACATGTGTCATTGGGCCTTCTTTCAACCACAAAATATCGTTTTAGAATCTCATCATTACCATAATGGATAGCGTTGTGCATATCATGGCTAACACAGATCAAGTAATCTGGATTCGTAACGTAGTCCGTTAGTTCTATTAGATCTTTTTCCTTAATGGGGTTCATATGGTGGATCAATATCCGTCCTCTTATAGGGAACTCATCTAATCCAAGTTCACATCCATTGTCCCGTATAAGGATTTCGTCTCGAAGTTTTCGCCATTCATATGAATTGTAAAACTTCTGATTCAAATATCTGTCAAAGCCAAACGTTTCTATACCAACCTTACCGTTTAATGACAAATACCGGAACCTTTCTTCTAACGTATGGAAGTTTTTTAATTCGGAGTAAGTTCTAATCATAGTCATCGTCCTCACCTTGACCTGAATATCTCTTAAGAGCTTCAATAGCTTTCAAGTATGTCTCCTCTATACGTTCTCCTTGTCGTATAGACTCGGCTTTAGCTTTTGCAAGCTCAACGTCGGCTTCAAGTTTCTGTTTTTCAAGCTGAGCTTTTGTAGAACTATGTCGTATGAACTGTATCAATAAAGAATCACTAGCTTTACCTTCACGAATTCTACGTTCTGCTTCTGCTAATGACAAATTTATAAGTTCATCTTCTCTATCTTCCAAAGTAATGGCTGGAGGTCTTTTAGTTTGGCTGGTAGTTGCTCTATCCTTCGCCATAAAATGTCCTCTCTTTTATTAATTTGCTTTAATTCTATTAGTAAAGTGTTAGTAGGGAGCAGATTGTGTAAGGGGTCACACTTACTTTAACCATAGTTTATAGATTTATTATTACATTATTGGAGACTACAAAATGGACTACTAACACTTTAGTAATAGAATTAAAGACTTTTACTATAGTTTTTGGTAGATCAATATCCGTCATAAACAAAACCCAATTCTAAAAAGTTCCCCCGGGGAAAAAATCAAG